AGTTATATTTATAGAAAAATTATGACAATTTATTAAAACATTTAAGGAGATTTATAATATGAATATAATTAGAAATACAAGACTAAAGAAAAAAGTAACTCAAAAGCAATTGGCTGAGATGATAGGAGTTTCTCAAGCCTATATTTCAAAAATAGAAAGTGATGAATTTGTTAATGTTACTTTGATTGAAATAATAAAATTAAGTAAAGCACTATCGATTAATGAACTGGAGGTTGCTAAATATTTTCTAAATAAATACAATAATTATAAATATGAATTTGGGGGAGAAATAGCATAATGAAAGTATGTATGTACTTGCGCAAAAGCCGTCAAGACGAAGAATTAGAAAAAAGAGAAAATACTGATACACTAGCAAGGCATAGAAGCACTCTATTAGAAGTTGCTAAAAAACAACATCTAGATATCATTGAAGTACATGAAGAAATAGTATCTGGAGGAAGTATAGCATCTAGACCTAAGATGTTAAAGCTATTAGAAGAAGTTAGAAATAATATGTATGATGCTGTGCTATGTATGGATTTGGATCGTTTAGGCCGTGGAGGAATGCAGGACCAAGGATTAATCTTGGATACTTTTAAAGAAACTAACACTTTAATTGTTACTCCAGATAAAACTTATGATCTAAATAATGAACTTGATGAAGAGATGACTGAATTTAAGTCATTCTTTGCTAGACGTGAACTTAAAATGATTACTAAACGTATGCAAAGAGGTCGAATAAAATCTATTGAAGAGGGAAAATTTATTGCCTCTAATGCTCCTTTTGGATACAAGTTTGAGTATGACAGAGAAGGGAAAAGGTTACTTATAATCGATGAAGATAAAGCAGCAATAGTGAAAGAAATATTTGCCTTATATATATCAAATTATGGTTCTTATAAAATAAAAGTATATTTAGATACAATAGGCGTTAAAACTAATTCTGGTAAACCATTTTCAGAACAAGCTATAAGAAGAATTTTAAAGAATAGCATTTATTGTGGGTATGTTAGCTGGAATAAAGTAAAGAGAAAAGGTACTAAATCTATTGTCAATTCAAAAGATAAAATAATTTATGCAAAAGGTAGACATCAAGCTATTATAAGTGAGGATATGTTTAATTTGGCACAAAATATTTTAGAAGGTAATCAAGTTCCCTCTGTATCACAAAATAAAAAAATGATCAATCCTCTTGCTGGATTAATCAAGTGTGCTTGTTGTAATCATACTATGATTGTATCTAAATCAACCTATAAAAATAACGATATAGTATTATTCTTAAAGTGTGCCCATTGTAATAAAAATTCATCGTCAAAGTTAGAAAGCGTTGAAAATACTATTTTGGGATATATGCAACAGTTTTTAAATGAATATCAAAATGAAATATTAAAAAAAGATATATCTGATAATAATAATGATAGAATAAGTAATCTTAAGCATACTTTATCTCTTTTAGAAAAGGAAACTATAGAACTTCAAAAACAAAAAAATAAATTACACGATTTTCTTGAAAGAGGTGTCTATGATATTGATACTTATTTAGAAAGAACTAATGTATTAAGAGTTAAAACAGAAAAAAATGAAACTGCAATTAATAATCTAAAAGAATTAATAGAAAAAGAAATGAAAATAGATTTAAATTATTCCGAACTAATTCCAAGGGTTGAGAAAATAATTAATAGTTATAAAAATACACAAAATATATTAGATAAAAATATATTACTTAAATCAGTAATAGAAGAGGTTATATACTATAAAGAAAAAGGAATTAGAAATGGTAAATTTGAACTTGATATAAAATTAAGATTACCAATATAGTTTTTTACTGTTATGGTCATACTGACAAACAATAATCCGTATGACCATAACAGTTAGGAAATATATAGTATAAATAGAATAAAATAGATTAAATGTTAAAAATATGTTAAAAGACTAAAGGACATGCAATTTTTAACCAGTGATTTGCATACACTATATCAAGTGTATTTGATAAGTGAAACGTTCTAAACTTGTTTAGATATTTAATACACGGTTTATGATATGGTTAGTGTCCATAGGGGAGTGCGTGCTTATGCATGTGCTCCTTTTTTAATACAAATTTACATAAAAATAAGCTACCTAACTAGGCAGCTTACATATAAACGAGCTATATCCTTGTTCTTCATTCTTTATTAGGCATAAAGCATTATATCTATCTAATTCAGCTAAATCTATTTCGCTATATCCATCTTTCTCGAAGTAAGTAGATAATTCTTTAAATGCTTTTACATCACATCCTTGCAATAATAAATAACTAGACCCAGATGCTAATACACTATTTTTACATTTAGGAGTTAATTGGTCTAAATAATGCAAAGCTAAAGTAGGAGTTAATTGAAATTTTCTACATTCTACCAATATGTTTTGCATAAGTAGTTGGCAGTTGTAACATTGATGTATCTCATCAAAGAATAATTCTGTATGTGTACTACAATCTATTTGCTTACTAATCCAAACTTTATTTAAAAAGTATGTGGCAATTACATTTCTAATCATTCTGCTTTTAAAATACTGTTCGGGTATTTTTATCAGAATTACTTTATTCTGCTTCATAGCTTCTACAAAATTAATATTATTATCAGCTTCTTTATTAAATGCTAATTTTGTATATAAATTAGTTTTTAACCAGCTAACACGGTCCAGAATTCCATCTATCTTACTATCATAATTCTCTACTCTACCTTTGCTATCTATTTTATCTAGATCTTTTAAATCTTCTATTTCTTCTATTAAAATATCTGGTACATTCTTTATTAACTCAAATCTTTTATCTGGATATTTCAACATATTAATAATGTCTTTAAAACTAGCATTTACATTCTTATAATAAACTACTGTAGCAGCTGCATAAAAATATCTAAGCATTCTGGGTGTAAGTTTACTATTGTCATCATTTATACTGTCTAATAATAATTGCATTTGTTCAGCTTTCTGCATAGCTATATTAACCTTATAGTATATGTCATCATCTTCATTAAATATTAACTCATTAAAGTTAAATGATTGAACTTGCTTAGGATCATTGAAATTAATTTCTACTAATTTATCCTTTGAAGTTATTTTCTTTATATTATCTGATAGCTGACATTTATCTATATAATCTATTACTACTAATCCTCTACCAGCTTTTATAATATCACTTGCCATATTTTGCATATAATAAGATTTACCACTACCCATACTTCCAAGTAATACTCTTCCTAGTCTTTTCATTTGCTCATCCATGGAGTAATATACCTCTTGTTTATTTTCTTTATTCTTTACAGTTCCAATCCTTATTTCTCCATCTTCTAAACACTTAGGGGCTTTCAACTCTAGGCACTTATTATGTTCAATCATCTTAAATTGATCTATAACCTCTAGACTAGGCATACTTATAAAATTACTGCTTTCTTCAATTGTAGTTTTATTAATATTCACATGATTTATGATTGTCTTTTTTATATCAATGTTTTTAGTAATTTCATTAATGATTAACTCATTATCATCTGAAATTATCTTGAAAGTATTAGAAAAGGCGTTAGAAAGTTCAATTTCTCTTGATTTCTCACTAGATTTGGTTAAAATTATACTCTGATTTTTACAAATTGCCTTCTTACCCTTTCTTTTAGTGCTATGAGAGATTTCACATTGTAAAGGATTAAGTATAAGCTGATTATTTTGTGGTACGTTTAAAATACAATTTAAGAGGTCGTTTATGAGTGAGATAAAATTTTTTAATGCTATTACAGATAAATCTTTAATATTTTTTGACTTTTTTAGATTTTCTCCATTTTTGTATCTTTGAATTGCTCTTGGATAGGTATTAGATCTAAAATAGTTGGATTCTTTTTCGCTAGTCGGTATAAAATTATATAATATTCCCACCATTTCATTTTCTTCCAATATAGATGTAATCGTCATGTTGCTATTGAGTAAGTCATTATTTCTTTTATCAACCGCAAGAGATAATGACTCATCATATTTATAATGCAAATCAAATTTACTGCAGCTATTAATATCCATTGGAATATTATCCACTTCTTCAATCTCTATATTTTTCCAAACCTCTTGAAATTTTATTTTAAATTGATTTAGATATGATTTAGGAATTATAAAATAAAATTGGACCTTTCCTTTTGTAATATGAATATAAAAGGATACTTTGGGCTTTTGAACGATAATTAACTTTTTACTAGCTTGATTTATATATTTATTAGACTGCTTAAACATTTTATTAATTAGAGATGCTATTTGTTCAGTATTATTATTTTTGTTGCTCTTTGTAGGAACTAATCTGATAATTGAATATTCGCATTTTCTATATTCGTAATAATCACTTAATTTCATACTTTTAGGTTTACTAGGAATTATATTAAGCATGGCATAACACCTTACTTAATATGTTGATTATGATATATATAGCAGGACACATTAATCCTACTCTCTTTCCTTTTTCCCAACCAAATATATATAAAACTAAAGCTATCAATCCGGCTACTACTAGCCAATCATAGCAAACGATACTTAAAGTTTCTAAGCACTCAACTGTAAATTTGCCTAAAAAAGCATTTAATTTATCCATATAAATACCTCCTTAAAATTTAACCATACTAAATAATCTTGGATAAATGTTTAATACAATATAAAAAACAAAATATTGTATTCCTTCTCCAAATGCCTGTTTTAAATTAGCTCCTGCTAACATTTCATTTGTCATACATAGTATACCTTTGCCTAGGCAGCCATATTTAGCAAATACAAGGACCATGTGAATTATTTCATAGGCTACATCTCCTAATCCCATATCATTATTTTGAGCGAATATAGGTTTTGGAATAGAAATAGCCAATAAAAATACTAATCTAGCATACTCTTTTTTATTCTTCTTTAAGTTTCCTATAAATTTATCTATGGCATTTAGATCATATTTATCTTTGTGTAAAAATTCACTTATAGTATAAGTTTCCATACATAAACCTCCTTAAATTGTAAATAATAAGATTACACAAAATCGCAAGTAGGTGAATTATAATGAGTGAAGCTATATTTTGGTTTGGGTGTGCTATTGCTCTAGATATAATAGAAAAAATTCTATTTTAACATAATAAAAAAGCCTGAGATATTCGTTCTCGGCTTTTTCTTTTGTTTAATCTTCTTTATTTATTTCTTTTAGCATTTCTTTTCTAAGAACTTGTTTTATATAGTTGCTTTTGCCATACACTTCAAATTTACGTTGGAGCCAATCTAAAAGCATGGTATCATCAAGTGTGTTCTTTTTAAATGAAATATTGATTATAGTTGGTTTTTCTTTTGCCATAATCTCACCTCACTAATTTTTATTCAATTATTACCTAAAAAATGTATAATTTATATATTATTTATTTTTTCTTGAAATCCTCTATTTATTTTCTTTGTATAAATATATGTAATTTTTATATAAGTGTTACATAAAATTAATAAAAAATTATTTAAAATTTATATAAATTTATGCAATTTTTATATAACTCTTGCATATATATTACTATAAAAGAAAAAGGGGGATATGAAAATGAAAGAAATGTTAGAAAAGACTAGTATGGAAATGTTAAAAGAATACTTCTATGATGCAAGAGGATATTATCCAGAAGATGAATTTACCAAGGAAGAGCTTGTAAATATAATATTAAAAGACATGGAGGGCAAATAAATGAATAATTTTCAAGTTAGTTGGATAAATAATGAAGGTTTAGAACTATATAGTGGTTGGACTGATTATGTAAGTGCAATTAATCTATTTAGAGAAATTTGTAAAGAAAAAGTTGATATTGACCAAATAGAAGCGAGATTTTGGGGAGAAAATGATATTCTTCTAAAGAGATACAATAATATAGAAAATAAATATTATAGTTGCTAATAAAGGAAAGGCTAGGGATTGACTTCTCTAGTCTTTTTATGTCGAACGATTATTGGAATAATTTTTTAAAATATAGTTGACGGCTTTTTCCTTAAGGACTACCATTATAGTATAAATAGTAAAGGAGGTGATAGAGATGAAAGATAAAGAAAAAAAGATAACAGTTAGAGTTAGCCCTGAACTTTATAAAAAGTTTAAGATAAAACTTTTAGAAAATGAACGGACGATGAAAGAAGTTGTAACAGAATTCATAATTAAATATGTTGATGAAAGCAAATAAAAAGATACCCTACCGCCCTAGGAAAGCATAGGATATCTTAAACAAATGGAGACTTAATCAAAATCTCTATTTACATTATAACAGTCTCCAAGATAAAAAACAATTGGAGGTTTAGAGTATGAAGGATTTAATACCAGTAAAATTTAATGAAGAGGTAGTTATAACTACTAAGATGTTGGCTGAGGTATATGAATGTGAAGTAAATAATATAAAGCAAAATTTTCATTATGCTAAAGAAAAATTTGTGGAGGGCAAACATTATTATGAGCTAAAAGGTAATGATTTGAAGGATTTTAAAAGGTTAATAGAAAATTCTAACCAACCTCTATATAAAGAAATTAAATTTTCACCTAAATTGTATCTTTGGACTAAAAGAGGTGCAAGTAGACATTGTAAAATGTTAGGAACTGATAAAGCATGGGAAATGTTTGATACATTAGAAGAAAATTATTTCAATCCAAAACCACAATTAACAAAACACGACCAAGCAATATTAAATATAATCAATTCAAGAACAGATATAGAACAAGCCATAGCAATCAAAGATTTTGAAAAAGTAGTAACTGAACCACTACACGATGAAATAAAAGTATTAAAACCTAAAGCACATTATACAGATATAATTTTACAAAATAAAGGATTAATCAAAGTAACATCAATAGCAAAAGATTATGGAATGTCTGCTCAAGAGTTCAATAAATTACTTTGTGATTTTAAAATACAATATAGATTAGGTAATCAATGGTTTTTATATAAAAAATATCAAAATAAGGGATATACTCATTCTGAAACAGTAAATTATAAACATAAAGATGGTAGAGATGATGTGAGTATTATAACTAAATGGACTCAAAAGGGAAGATTATTCTTGTATGAGTTTTTAAAAGAAAAAGATATTTTACCTATAATAGAAATAGAAAAAGATTTATAAAATTAAAGTAGGCTACTCTTTTGAGTAGTCTATGAGGAGGATGATTAATAATTGTTTTATGCTTATGACGATTCAAAAAATAGAATCAATATAAAAGATGCTGTTGAAGGAAATAACTATTATTGTCCTTGTTGCCACGGAAAATTAATACTAAAGAAAGGAATAGTGAATCAATGGCATTTTGCTCATAAAACAAAAGTTAATTGCGATGACTGGTATGAAATGAGTGAGTGGCACAAGTATTGGCAAGAACATTTTCCTGAACAATTTAGAGAAATTGTCTTAAATGAAGAAGGCGAGAAACATAGAGCTGATATAAAAGTAGGGAATTTAGTCATAGAGTTTCAAAAATCTCCTTTGAAATCTCAGGATTTTATCGAAAGAAGTACATTTTATAGTAAAAATAATAATTTAGTTTGGGTATTTAATGTTATGGATAAAGAAATAAGAGATATAACAAAATATCCGAAAAATCCATATGAAAAACTTTATGAGTGGAAATGGGCTTATAAGTTTGGTAACTTTCATATCCCTTCAAATGTCGATTTATTTTTCCAAATTGGAGAAAATATAATAGTAGCTCATATGAGGAATAAATACAACAAAGGATTTAAGTATTTTATAGGTATTCCATTTTCAAAATACGATTTTATGGAAGTTTTAAGGGAAAAATATAAAGAAGCTAAAAAATCTAAACAAAATAAAAAAGAAAAAGTTTTTATAATGTCATATGATGAAATTCACAAGTTTGCACGAGAAAATGGGTATGAATAATAAAAAGGAAATTGTCAAATAAAATAGAATTCTAAAATATAAATTATTAAGGGGGATGTTATTTATGAATAAAAAATTAATAAGCATTTTAACATCATGTATATTAGCAGTAAGTATGGTAGGTTGTAGTGATAATATAAATAAGAATAAAGCTGAAAGCTCTATAAAAGAAGAAAAACATATGACTGAAAAAGATAGAATTGCCACTTTAAAAGGATTAGAAGGAAATGAATTAACAGAAGCATATAGAAAGTTATTAACAGAGGATGAGATTAATTTTTTAAATAACCACGACTGGAAAATAGAAGAAGAAGCTAAATATTATCAAGATGGTGTAAATTTAAAAATACCTGAAAATTATAGTGGAAATGAAGTAGAAGCTGAAAAATATATAGCTAAACAACTTGATAGTATAGAAAAAACTTATCTAGATGATGAAATTTCTCCAAGTTTTGAATTTACATGGACTAATAATACAGGAAATGATATAAATTATTTAGAAATAGATTTTAAAGAGTATGATAAAAACAATACTTGTATACCATGGAATGGTGTTGAGCAAAATATATCAGCTGGAGAAACTAGAAAAATAACATTGTACTTAAAAGAAAAAAGTACAGAAAGAATAGAGATAACAGGAGTTAAAATATACCATGTACCAACAAATAATACATCTGAAATATATGATGGATGTATACCTGGTATGTGGTACAAATTAGATAAATAAAAAGAAGCTCATAGAGGTATAATATGAAAAACATATTGAAAAAGAAATAAAAATGGATATGAAACTATAACTGTGAACTGTATAACTTTAATCATGGTATAATAAGGTAAATATATTACTGGAGGTTATTTATTATGAAACCTATATTTTGTAAAGAATGCAAATGGAATAAAAATGGATGGTGTTATAAGTATGAATGTAATGGACCTAAAAGAGTAGAAGTGTGTCCTAAGTATAGAGATGAGGATTTAAAAGAGGGTTGTGAGTATTGCAATGTTAAATATGGAAAAGAAAAATTAATAACTCAAGGATGTTATAATAATTTATATATAGATAAAGATGAATATGATAATTTACACATAATAGCTAAGGCTGATGGAATCGCATCTTTTAAAATTGAATATTGCCCATTTTGTGGTAGAAAATTATCAGAAGAATAATTAAAAATAAAGCTGGTAAGGAAATTAATCCCTACCAGCCTTTTTATTATACTTTCTTTACATATTTTTCAGATGCAGTTATATATAATCCTGATTCTAAGCGATACATAGAAGTACTTCCGTTTTTAGCATCTACTGTATCTATTACTTGTAAATGTTGCCCCTTCTTAACTGTAGTAACTGGATCTGCATCCCAATCTGCTACTTTTCTTATATTAAGTTTATCAAGTGTTACTATTTCAAATTTTGTTGCCTTAGTTTGTTCTTTCTTAGGTTCTGCTTTTTTCCCTTCTACATAGTTCTTTACATCTTTTATGAAATGAGCAAACCCATCAGGAGAACATCCATATCCCCAAAATGCAGTACCTGGACAAGTTTTGGCACTTCTTGAAGGATTATATTTTCCTAAGTAAGTACCACCAGCAGTAAACCAGCAATGTGGTCTTATGTGAGTGGTATTCACTGGAATATCAAATCTCTTGCATAATTCACCATAAAGATATATTACTGCCTTCTTTTGTGCAGCAGTCATTTTATCTTTACCCTTATCGAAACAACCATAAATCTCAATACAAATAGCATTAGTATTCCAACCTCTAATTCCTATTGGAGTAGAATTAAGATTTCTACCAGTTGTTATTTTACCATCAGGAAAAATATTTAAATGTTGGGCTATGTAATGTCCATGACCATCACTGCATCCCCATTTACTTTTTCCATAAGAATCTAAAGATTGAGTTCTTCCAAAATGAGGTTCAGAAAATACTTTTTTATCAGTCTTTTCCCAAGTACTATAATTTGGTAAGTCCATCATATGCACCTGAAGTCTAGTTATTTTTCTTGTTACTTTTTGCTTAGATAACCATTCCTTTACATCTTTTTCATTTTCTAATAATGTAAAACCATTTTTAGTCTTCATTATTTATCACCTTCTTGGTTTTCAATTAAATTTTTAAAAGCTTGATGAAGTCCTACAGAACTTAAACCACTTAACATCCCTCCTAGTAATACATTTACATTAAAATAGCCTGCTATAAAGTAGTTTAAAACCACTCCTATGCAGGCCATGATTAATGGTATATATTTATTAGGTATAAAATCTAAACTTGTTTTTATTACATATCCCACACACAAACATATACCAACTATTACTGGTACTGCATATTCACTTATAAAACTTAAATCCATATTATCTCTCTCCTTTATTTTCTAATTCCTTTATTTTTTCTTCAACAACACTCATTCTACTTATAAGATTATTATGACGATCTACCCTGTTTGATAAAATTTGTATATCTTCTTTTAAATCTTTTATTTTCTCATTAATTACCGCTGTATTTTTATTATTAGAAAAATACGAACCAGCTAAGGTTCCTACTAATGCTAATATTGCAACAATTATTTCTGTACTCATAGACAACACCTCTATTCTAGCAATGTTTGACTCTATCTTTTAATTCATCTTGTTTGGCATCATTAAATTGTTTCACTTCTGAAAGATAGCCTGTAATTCTGCGAATTCTTTGGAATGGCATTGATTTTACCTCATATTTCAAATCAACATAATCTCCATCTAATTTTACTGTAATATATTTAATTTGTTGCCCCGGATTTTTCTTTTGAACATAATCTATATATGCCTGTTTCTCTCTTTCATCTAATTCTACTGTACACCCTTCTTCATTCCAGCAATGAAAATCCATAATATCACCCCTTTTTTACATTAAAAAAGGACCTAAAATTAATTAAGTCCTTTAACTTTCTATATTGATTTATAAAGTACAATTATCCCTATTATAGACAGAATACCTATTAATATGCCTATTAAACATAATACTAATGCTATATATAATAAAGCCATGCCAACACTCCTTTTTATTACAAAGTATTAACATGACTTCATTTTTATAAACATATTTCTTACGCAATTGATTCAAATTGTGTAATTCGTAATATTTTTAAATTGCGAACTTAGTTATAAACATAACATATATTTTACTTCACTCGCTAAAACATTTCCTATAGCAGTTTGACCATTATCTCCTAAATGTAATCCATCAGATAAATAATTAACATCTGCTATAGTGGTATTTGGAACAACTCCACTATGTTTATATAAATCTAAAGTTCTAACACTATATTCATTTTCAACTATTTTTTTAATTACTTCATTAACTAATAATTGATTTGCATTGCCTTCTGCTCTTTGAGGTGGTAAACATACTAATATTTGAGCTGTTGGGTCATATGCTTTTAATGTTTCCATGCAATATCTGATTGCTCCACACATTGTAGTTTTATTAGAACTTGTTTCTCCTGTATCAGTTGTACTACCTGCATTTGACCCCATTATAAAACAATACAAATCAAATTTCTCGTTATTGGCAATAATATAATCTACTCTATTAACAGCACATTGTGTTTGTCCATCTCCAGTTTGCCACCATGCACCTGCTAATCCTCTATTAGTTGTCACTATTTCTGTTTTATCATGTACAACTTTTAAAAACCCATTCGTTCCATCTGTTCCTCCACCCCAATTTGTAAGTGAATCACCAATACATACCATAGTTTTCGGTGTTGTTTTTTGTTTTCCTCCAGCTATATCCTTAATATATTTTTCAAAATTTTCATCATAATTATTATAATAATCATCAGCTAACACATCAAAATCATTTAACATATCATATGAAAATAAAGCCATATAATGATAAAATCCACCTGTTATTGTATATGGTATTACATATTTAACTTCATCTGGAAAAACAGTTTTCCAAATTTGTTTGTTATATATATTTACACCATTTTTATCTTGAACCCAAGGTTGTACAGATTGATTTTCTATTTTTAACCCTAATGATGATATTAGTGTTTGATTTACATTTGAGTTATCTGCTCCACTAAGATATAAAAAATTTTTATCAGAATCATAACAACCAAAAAGCGGATTATTTTCTGTGGCAGTTTTGCACCATGTTTTAAAATATATTATTTTATTTGTACTAACGTCCACATAACCATTATCTTTCCCATAACATAAATTACAATTTGAACCATATTGACTTTGCAAAGTTCCTGAATATCCTGTATTTATAGTTTTATAAATGTCTACCAAAGGTGTTTGTTTTATTCTTAGATTTATATCATCAACATCAATTTTATTATTCCAATATTTTTTATATTTTTCTGAAATATTCAATATTTTATCTTGTTGTTCCATTAGTGAAATATCATTTGTTGATAATGATATTTTAATTTTTTCTACATCTACACTATCAGCAGGTGTAAATCCAAATTTTACTGATGTTGCTCCTAATGACTTAAATTCAGACAAATCACATTCAAATTCATTTATATTTTCAGATATATTTTTTGATAATTTATCTCTAAACCAATCTTCTAAATCACCTAAAGGTTTTTTAACAGTTTCATTGTTATTCACAAAATAACTAAACCAAATAATACTACAATCTTTACAATATACATATATATGAGTGGCATTAGTTATATCTATTAGATTAGTCATTTTACCACCTTTAGCTATATATCCATGTGAATTATCATCTTCTAGCGTTAATGATACACATACATCTTTATAACTTAGAAAATCAGTCTTTTGTGGAGTAATAGAATCGTCCACTATCGTCATGTTTGTTAATGTTCCATCATCTATTTTACTTTGAATTATGCTTGTTAATTGTTCATCTGTAACTGTAGCAGTAGGTATCTCAACAGTTGCTATTTGAGTACCATCGTTCATAAGTTTAAGTGTTTGCCCAGTAACACTCATTGTTATTTTGGATAAGTCTACATCACTTCCACCTATTTCAATTCCATCTCCTAGAAGTGTACCATCTTGTTTTTTAATATATACTTTCCCATCAGTATGTTTTGTTAATCCTAAGTTCGCAATATCTTTATATTGTGCAGCAACTTCATTTACTGCCCCTTTAATATCTTTAGCAGTTGTAGTTAATTCCTCAGTACCTAAATCAGTTTTAATAGTATTTATATCAGTTTTTATTTCGGTATCATCATAGGATGTACCACTTCCACCTGAATTTTGATGTGCTGCCTCTATACCATTTTCCATATTGTTTAACGCTTCTTTTGTAATTCTGTCTCCGCTTTTCCATACTTTTTTATTATAAGACATTTTATCCCTCCTTATAAAAAGAGGACCTATGAAGATCCTCTTAAATGATAATAAAAAAGAGAAGATTAATTTTCTATTAAATCTTCTCTGCCTTCTGCTACTAATATAATGTCTATTCGTTCTTTATATTTGCTAAACTTACTCATAACCTTTGCATAACTAAGGTTACCTTTCATTATTTGTAATGCTAAATATCCAGCCATTCTTATTCACCTCCTTCTTCTCCAAATAATAAATCATTCAATGCAGTTTGAGTTAGTTCTAATTCTGATTTTAATTCTTCAACTTCCTTTTTTAGTTTTCCATTTTCTTCTTTTTCCTTATTTATTTCTATCAATGATTTTTCGTGAAATATTTTCATTATTCAAATGCACCTCCAAATCCATAAATAGCAACTTCTCCATCATATCCTTGATTCTTTGTAACTGTTATTCTTATTTTAATTCCCCATTTGGAAGCAGTTTTACTTGAATTTGTAAATAAATAAGGTCTATTAAGTACTACCATAGTAGTTGCATCTTCCCATGTAGGATTAGAGTCAAATCCATTGTTACATACTTCTACTTTTCCAACTCCTCCAGTTGTGGTCCATTGAGGGGATACTAATATCTTTGTTGCTTTTGCATCTGTTTCTATTGCATTTTTCATAACTATTTGTAGTTTTGTTATTTTTCTGGAAAATGTAATAGTCTTTGAACTACTTCCACCAAGAGCATCACTTGCTATTATTTCTACTGTATTTGTATTAGATCCACAAGTAAGCCAGAACGTATCAGTTATTCCTACTGTATAGTTTGTATTTGTAGTTGCACTAAATTGGTTTATTACTTCACCATTCAATTTTTCAGTTACAGTTATTGCATCTCCTTCATTATCTTTAACTGAATAAGTAATGCTAGGTTTAGTTGTTAACTCTCCTAAGTCTGCTTGCCCTGTATAAGTTATAAATGGTGCTGAATTAGTCTTTACAAATGTATATCTTCTATATGTAGTAGCACTTCCGTCGGTAACTTCTATTTCTATGGTGTTGGTAGTATTCATGCTAAGAGAAACAAATAATTCATCTGTTATTGTAAATGTTAAAGTTGAATTTTGAGTTGGATTTTTTAATGTTCTTATGATACTTCCATTTAATTTTTCTTTTACTGTTAATTCTTGCCCAGCGTCTGCATCTGATACAGAATAAGTTATACTAAATGAACTTGTTTTGTTTCCTAAATCTAAATCGCTTCCACTTATAGACGGAGGATTATTTACTGGTACTAAAGCATAAATAGCTCCATTTGTTGAAGTTGCTCCTCCTGCTTCAGTATTCCCCCAAAGAATTCTTACCCATAGATTATTACGTTTTTGATAAAATAACCATACCCCTTCACCATTTTCAAATGAAGATGTAAGCGTATGTAAATATTCATTTTCTCCATATTCCCACTCTATTTGAGTAATAATATTTAACGGAATGCTTTTCCACTCTGATTCACTCAATAATCTCATTGTATACTTTTCATTTTCAATTGTGCATACTTTCTCATTGTTATTATACATACAGCGATTAGTGGCATATTTAAAAGTAAAATTAGAGTCTATATAGGCTTTCTTCCCATCAAGAGATATTTCTATAAACTTTCTTTTAGAACTATCTTTTTTTGCATCTCTGTATTCAACAACAGTACCTGCATTAGAACTAGAGCAATAACCCATTGGCCCAAATTCAACGCCATCAACATATAAAGCCCCAAATTGTTTTATATCACCTACTGCCATTCAATCACTCCCTTTCTAATAATAGATTTTCCCTAAAATTGGACTATAAATCCCATCAACAATATTAATATCATCTAGAGTAGTTAAGTCTTCTAAGAAATTGTTATGTGGCATATTATTTATAAGATTGTCTTCTAATACTTTTACTTTTGTTTGCATATTTTTTACAGCTGTCTCCATTACAATCATTTCACTATGTGCTGATTCTATGCCATCTTCCATATGATTCATAAGTCTAGCACAATACAAAGTACCAACTTGCAATACTTCTCCTGTATCAACATCTTCTATGTGGTCTATCCATTCATTCTTTGTATATATACTCATTTTTTACACCTCCGTAAATTCATGCTTAAATGCTATATACAATGCCTTATCAGTAGTTCTTTCATAGACTTTCTTGTCTTGTGCTACTATATCCCCATCTTTATCTATTACTCTTATATTTGTAATTTTTCCTTTGTAATTCTCATCAAAGAATACATAAGCACAAGCAGTATTTCCTATTACTTTTTTAGAAAAAAAATCTATTTCTTTTTCTTCTCCATCAAGTGTATATTTCACATTTTTTAGTTTGCTAATATAATAATTTGCTAATTTATTAAGCGCCTTATCTGTAAGAGTTCTCAAGTTTATCACCTCCTATTGTGATATAGCGTTATTGCTGACATTTAATGTTATACTCTTTGAAACACCGCTCTTAGAAGTTGCTGTGATAGTAGCTGAACCACTTGAACTAGCTGCAACACAAAATCCACTATGAACAGTAATAACACTTTCATTATTTGATTCCCAGCTTAAAGCTTTGTTGATACAGTTGTCATTAAACGTTGCTCTAACTACACAATTATTTTCATTAAAATCTGTTGCTTGAATTGTGAAATCGCTACTATTAAGTACTACATTTTCTGTACTTAAAGGATAATATTTAACCCAATCAACATATTGAGTTATTTCAGTTGTACTACTATCAGGAGTACCACCACTAGCACCAATTGCTTGATTAAGTAAAATGAAGTGTGGTATATGGAATGCTCTGTTATCAGTAGCACTAGTTGTAGATAGCACATTACCGTCAATAGTAAATTTCAAGCTACCATCTGTTGCCCATTCCATTGCAAATATATGCCAATCACCCGTAGCATAATTGTCATACCATACACGGCCACTTTCTTCCTTTTGATTAAAGAATACACCACAAGTTAATTTTTTATTATAAAATTCAACTATATCAAATTCACCACAGTAAGCCCACCATTCACCCAAAGTATCCGGGCTAGCATTTTCTTTATAACCAAATTCGAAACTATCTCCTAAAGTCCAAAATGCTCCAAATGCTCCATTTAAGTTGCATAATTTAACACGTGCCTCTATTTTCCCATACATGAATGCAAAATGACCTTTTGATATAATAGAAGATGAAGTCCAATTCCCACTACTATCTTTTAAACCCCTTAAAGCTAATACACCATCGTTGACTTCAGCGTTTGTATTTGTATATCTTTGAGTTTCATTATTTCTTACATATCCTAATTCATATCCCCATTTATTTGAATCTATTGTGTTACTTGAAAAATCGTCTATAACGTAAGCTCCATCGCTATCTAGCAAAGCACTTGTACTAGAAGATGATTTAGTCAATATTCCAGTTACTTGTGTACCGCCACTTGTACCACATATTCTAATATATGAAGCACCAGCTGGCACATTAATTGTTGTTGATAAAGACCCAACTGACCAGTCTGATGTATTATTTTCTATATATCCTCCTGAGTCATTGCCTAGATAAGTATCACTACTATTATAGAAACATACACAAACATAACTTATAGGATTTAAATCAAGTGTATATTTTCCGGATGGAGTTACTGCTATTTTATCAACTGTGCTATAGTATTTTCCATCGGTAGTATCTGTAATTACCCCATTATCAAGTTTTTTATACTGAGTGAAAGTTAATCCACTATTATCTACTAAAGTAACTGTGAATACATTACTTGTCTTAGTAGTTCCACTTGCAGTTGTTACTCTTATAGCCATACTATATGTTCCAGCACTACCTTGGTTGTCATGCTTGAATTTGTAATTTGTTCCATTTACTACAACATCACTTGTTTTATCGTAGAACGTATTTCCACCATCCCATGAGACTTCATGTTTTACTACTTCTACATTAGTATTATATTCTATATAGAATTCTGTTTGTGCAGGTTGTGTTATATTTGAAATATTACTAATAGTTAACGTTTCGGTAGCACTTATAGATATAATTAAATCTCCAGTAACTTTAGATATATTTATTTCATTATTATTAAAAGCAGTAGAAGTTATATCAACTCCACCCATAGTTATGCTTAATGAATTTATTTCATACCCACTATTGGCAGTTATAGTAGCAGAGTAACTGTTCCCATAATCTACCTGTATTGCAGAGTTACTATTACTTACATTAGTTAATTTATTAGTTATACTAAATTTGATTATTGTAGCAGTTATATTCCCATTATCATCTTCAGATAATGTATATTTTTTATTATCAAGTGTTAATATTTTTCCAGTAACCTTTCCACTTATCAAGCTTATATTAGTAGCCATCCTTTGAAACGTATCTGTATTACTTGTTGTTACTCCTTTGCCAGTAATAGCTTGAGCAATTAAAGTTTTACCATTACTGGCATATTGAAAAACCTCATTTATTGCACCTTTTAAATCTTTTGCTAATGTAGATAACGTTCCAGATCCTATTATATTTTTTATTTCTGTGTCATCATAATTATGCAGATTCTTCAATTCTTGATGCGCTTCATATATCCCATTTTCAATATTATTAATATCTTCTTGTTTCATAATATCGCCGGTTTTCCATACTTTCTTTTTATATGCCATATATTCACCTTCTTTCAGTTATAAAATTTTGCTATATCCTATCTTTAATTCGCCTATTTTAGAACTTATACTTTCTGTTTCTGTTACAATAGCATAATCAACAAAAGCATAATCAACAATATTGCTTGTATTTTCATCCCCTACGACAGCATAATCAACAAAAGCATAATCAACAATATTATTTTTACTTGGATTATGTATTAATTCAAATTCCTCTTTTGACATTTTTATTATATTTTTATATAATCCACAAATAGGTAAATTGCTATATCCATCATAAGTTCTTGCTTGTATTACTTTTCCTATATTGCCATATCCGTCTGAATAAGATTTCCACCAAGTACCTACTCTAAATGTATTGCACTCTGGCAACTTAGATAATGCTATTCTCTGACTACTATTAATTACTACAGTTCCCTTTGAAGCAAAAGTAAATGAGTAATTAAGGTGAGCTGGTTTATATAGTTCAATTGCATTAATAAGGTCTGAAAAATTACTACTTTTAAATTTTGCATTTTCTAAAGTGATATTAAAAATGTAATGTGCATTATCTTCTTCAACTGTTACATTTTCAACATCAAAAAAGGAGTATGCAAGTTGCTTTACTACTTCAACAGTAGTTGTTTTGCTACCCCTCATTTTTGTTAAAATTATACTTCTTCTTTCTTCATATGTTTTTCCTATGCCTCGTGGTAAATATAGCATATTTTCCCAATAATCTAATCCCCAAGTTGCAGTTAAAACATACATTTGTCTTAATACATCTTCTATTTCTTCAACTAATATATCTCTTTCTTTTTGTTCAGCTTCTATAATAGGCCTAGTATATCCATTGTCATAAAAATAAGGTAGTTTATCGATTAAATCCAACTAAACCACCTCGCTCACCGAAATTGTAATTGTATCTATAACAGGAATATAATAATCTCCGACAGGTATATTTTCTTGTTTATTATTTATTGTATATGCTACTATATCATCTACAGCTCCCAAATCACCAACTACTGATAATGCTTTATAGTATATAATATCTTCATCTTCTAAATTATTTACATAATCTGATAAGACTGTTGATATTTGTTCCTTTGTATCATCTAATGAATAAGCACTATCTAGTTTTATTTTAATATCAAATGTTAATTTTAATAACTGCGGAGTATCAACTGTTACAGTTGCTCCTATTGGTCTTTTTTCTTCTATATATGATATAACTGTATTTACAGTTTCTTCACTGCATGGAAGATTGTCATTACCTATAATAAGCACTTTTACTGTTCCATTGCCATTCCAAAGAGGATATACTTTCACTCTTCCTACTCCATCACACTCTAATGCCCACGCTTTATAATCATTAACATTTCCTGATGTCCTTGGATTTTGAATTATATATTTAAACCTTTCCTTAAGTTCTTCATCTGTTTCAGCATCTACACCATTTTCAAATGCACTTTCATTTATTAATGAAGTAACTCCAGCGATAGGTTCTACTAATCCAAAAGTGGACCCAGCTGGTAAATTATATTTATATCCTATTTCTGTCGCTTCTACGTATAGAGTATCTTCATTTGGTAAAAGTATATCGTTTAATACTATATATTCTAATCCATTAGATGTAATTATTGTACTGTTGCCTATAAATGTATCATCTAATCCTGTTACCTTTATGGCACCAGTTGCCTTTTCTCCATCTTTTCTGTATACTCCAAATTCATTAACCCTTTTGTCTAAATAATCATCGAAGGTATCTTCTATAAATGCTAAATTAAGTATGTCACCCATGGATATATAGGCCTTTGCTAATTCTTCTGCCAATGGTGCTAATAGGTTAAATGATACTGAACCTTCTCTAGTATCTAAATTATTAGCACTTGTATTTTCCAAAATTCTTTCAATTAAGGCTTCATATGTTTGCTCGCTAAACAACAAAATTCACCTCCAATTCTTCATAAATTGTTATTGCTCTCATATCTACTTGTAATGTATCTCCATCAAAATCTACTTCAAGTTTATTTATTTCTAATATATAAGGATTTATCAATAATGCTTCTTCTATATATCTAGTAACCTCCATTTTAGTAAGTTCAGGAGTATAATTTTGCCCTAGTAATATATCTATTTCGCATCCATAGTCCCACGAATAAATTGAATAATAATATCTAAATGTTTTTATAGCATGCCATATCCATACACATATAGCTTCATTTTCCTCTACTATCTTAAATTCATTGTTAATAATAAGAGGATGTTCATTCTTGAAATCCCATGCTATTTCTCTATACAAAGGCAATGTGTCATCTTCTTCTAATTCTATGTCTGATACACTTTCAGTAATGTAGTCAATAAAGGGATAAAAACTATCATTGTATTCTTCATCCATCTATACTCACCACCTTTGATATAATATAAAAAATATCATCTTCTCTAAGCATTACAACTTTATCACCAATATTCAGCTTGTTTACATAATCTTTAGATTTATGAGAGTGTTCTCCTCCTGTATGAGTATGCGTTCCATCTCCTCCACCTTCTCCTGTTGCATGGCCTCCACCACTATGAGTATGTTCTCCTTTTGTATATGTTTGTGTTTCCTTATGTCTATCTAAGAGCCATTTATCTATCATGAGATTATCTTTATCTAATTCTATTTCAGATGTTTTAATTATTAAATTTGGAAGAGGTGATACAACAATTCCTATATTCAATAATTTATTTTCTGTTATATTACTTTTAGAAGTTTCTTTAATTATAGATAGAAATTCATTGTAAGGATTTTTTTCCATTAGATCACCACCTTATATATGTCTTCTTGCCCATATAAATTTTGTTCCTCTGTAAGATAAGTATGATTTCAAATTAACTATCATGACTTTCTTATAACTATATGAAGCATGAATCATTTGCCCATTTCCTATATACATACCAACATGAGTTATTCCATTTGCTCTATCTGTTGAATAAGTATTAAAGTAAATTAAATCTCCAGCTTGTAATTGTGATGTGCTTGTTATCTTTTTACCTTGTTCGCCTTGCACATTAGAAGTTCTTTGCAATGTTATTCCTAATGCTGTTTTATACACATAGCGAGTAAATGATGAACAGTCAAATGATGTAGTAGAGTTTATTGAAGCTCCCCATACATAAGGTGTTCCAAGTTTAGCTTTTGCAACAGAGATTAATTTTTCCTGTTTTTTATTTAAAGGTAAATTTGAAGTAGCTGGGACTTCTTTGTATCCAGTTCCATCTCCTATTATGATATATCCATGTTTAATGCCGAAGGCTCTACATTCTTTGTCAGTTCTCATTAATATATCTATGTGATATACACCATTTTTAACTACGATTTTCCCACCTCTGTCGGTTACAGTATAAGTTTTACCATCTATAAAACTTCCCGTACCACTTGGTTGTATTTTTGTTCTGAATGGAATACTCTTAGGTGCAGCGCATGTACGTTTGCTAGGGTCTAATTTCCCACCCATGCTTTGATATATTCCACCTTCTATTCCAGGTCCTGGCCAATATGCAGTAAAAATAGCTTTTACTTTCTTGCCATTTAATACTTTTTCTCCATCATTGTAATTATTATCATTGTATGTTGTTTCTTGTTTTTCTTCATCTTCTCCTGCTTCAACTTCGTTCATTAAGTTTTTATAATTAAGATTAAGCGCTATTTTATATTCTCCATTTTCCCAAGTATGAGAGTCTGTATCTATATAAAATAGTCCTTTTAATCCTGTTGATGAGTCTGTAACAGTCACACCATATCCAGTAATACAAGTGGTATCTCCATATCCATCCAAAGATGCACTTCTTTCTCTATCGTTTAATTTTTTCTTTGCTTCTTTTCTAGCACTTTCTAAATCTATAGCTGTAGTAGTTGTTGTTTGGTTATTGTCAGTTACATCTGTTGATGTATTTGAATTTGATATTTTTTTACCTCCAATAGTAACTTTTGAATACCAAGCATTTGATTTATTTCCTCTGAGTGTATTTCCTCCACCTCTCTCAAAACAAGCGCCAAAATAATAACCAGCTTTATAAGCATCTGTTAGCTTTATAAATTTGCTTACTCCTCCTACTTTACTATTAAGCAATGATTTAGTTGTGCTATCTTCTCCATTTAATTCATCCCACATATGTTGTAATTGGAGATTTAAGTTTGTCCAGCTTACTCCTTTTTTAGTAGCTTTTCTTTTCAAGCTTGCTAATCTTACTCCTAACCATTGAAATAATCCACTTGCTCCTATACTATTAACAGAACTTGTATTGAATGAGCTTTCACATTCTGCATTAGCTACTATAGCTGCTGCAACTTGTGGAGTGCAACCTTTGCCTATACAGAAATCAAATATAGATTTTGCTATTGAATTAGTAGTATTTAATGAAAAAGAGTTGTTTTTAGCAGTTGAAGATGTAGAAGCGGAAACTGCCATTGTTGATATTTCAGATGTTGCTGATTGTGTAGTTTCTGATGTTTGGCTTTCAGCTTTTACAACTTCTTGAAATAATCCATACAAATCTATTGAATTACTATTCTTTTCTTCTCCTATTTTATTTCCTGAGTCATCTACTATAATTACTCTATTTACTACATTCTCTATACTAGATTTATAAGTTGTTGATATTATATTTTCTTTTTCTTTGAATTGAACATCTAACTTTATATCTCCTTTTAGGGCTGTGCATATCTCACCTTCCTTAGCATAGCACATATATTCTTTGCCATTACTAGCATGAGAATTTGTATAAGCACTCATTATAGTGTCATACATGCTTACTCCTATAAATACTTTGCTCCATGAAACACCATCACTTACAATGCTTCCTTTTTTAAGTCCATATTTTGAATAATCATCTAGCATTTGAGTAGTTATTTGACTAGCAGTCTTGTTCTTGAAGTTGTAATTAACTTTAATATTAACTAGTTTTTGTGCATGGTCATAAGCCATGTAGCTTGTAGTATCAGTAGTTTTTTCTATACTGTATATAAATCCTCTAAATAATTCTTTTTTATTTTCATAAAAAAAAACCATATAGCCTTCTTTAATATCGACTTTTGGTATTTTTTTATCGTATTTATTTGAAATTATTGAAAATTCTAGCTTTCTTGATGCTTGTTTATAATCTCCACTCCAAGTAACTTTTTCTACTAACTGTGTTATATCTGTTTTTTTATTATTTCTATCAACTATTTTTAGTGTTATCATTATATCACCAGCTTCCATCCAGCTTTAATTATTGTATTTTTAGCTAATGAAGGATATTTAGATTTATTTTTTTCTATTATTTTTTTATAGCTTGATCCTTTTCCATAATATTTCTTTGCTATATCATATAGTGTATCTCCCTTTTTTACTATATGAATTGTTTGTTTACTTTTGGTTGAAGTTTTATTTTTATTATTGTTTTTATCTTTTGAAGATGTCCTATTTTTGTTATCAGTTTTCCTTTTGACTGGAGTTGTTGATGATATTTTAATTTCTCTATATTCTTTTAGATTAATAGTATAATATACATCTCCTGTGCCATCTTGTTGGGAAAAGGTAAAATCAGTTATTCTTGCTTGGAAGTTTATTTCTGTGCCAGTTACTATGAATCTCATTACTTCACCGTTATTCATGTAACCTCTTATTTTAGAAACACAATCCCATTGTTTTGGATAATTTGGATAATTTACGAACTTATATTTTCTTTTTGGATTTGGAAAAAATGATGATATCTCTATTGTTCTTAATCCTTTACCTCCAAATATTGCAACATCCCCTAATCCTGTTATATTACTGTCATTTATTATTGCATAATCTTGTACATTTATAGTAGAAGGCAATATGGGAAATCTAAATATATGTTTATCATTTTTTAAATACATCTCCATAATGCAATATTACCTCCCTTACTAAGTTATTATTTTTTGTTCATTTAGTTTTCTAACAAATTTTTCTGCAAATCTATCTAAATCAGCTTCTTCTCTTATAACTACTGTATCGGCTATTTTGGCTATCATCACTGAGGGATTACCTTGTCCTTTTCTCCATTTATCAGCCTCTCTTCTCGGTAAAATTGCTTCTCCTTGATGCAGATTTGCTAAATAATTATTATAAGGAACTCTTTGAAGTCCTGCTGCATGGTTTCCATCTTCTGCTCCAGTTAATGACTCTGTTACTTTTTTAACTGTAGCAACTATAGGATTATTTGTGATTTTATCTTTTAATCCTTGCCATGCATCTTTTGCAGTATTAACTACATTCATTATTTTTTCTTTTACAGTATTAAAAGCATTTATAGCAGTATTTTTAATAGCATCCATTATACTTTTTACAGCATATTTAATAGCATTCCATTTTTCTACTACTACAGATTTAATTGCTGATACAATAGTTGATATGGCAGTTTTTATAGCATTCCATACATTCGTAACTACTGTCTTGATTGCGTTTCCTACCACTGATACAACTGTTTTTATTTCATTCCATTTATTTTCAACTAACATTTTTATAATACTTACAATTGTGCCTATTACTGTTTTTATTCCATTCCATATTGCAGTTACTACTGTTTTTATTGCAGTTGATATAACAGTTACAGTTGTTTTTATCTCGTTCCATTTATTTTGAATTAATGTTTTAATAAAATTAATAATTGGTGCTAAAGCTTCTTTTAACTCATTCCATTTACTTACTACCCAATTCTTTAGTTCAGTAGCTTTTGCACAAACTGTGTCCCAGTTTTTATACAATGCAACTCCTATGGCTATAAGTGCTCCTATTACGCCTATAACTATTAAAACTGGGGCACTTAAGGCTGCAAATGCTCCTGATACAACTCCCATAACAGTACTTATGCCAGTAAATGCTAATTTTACCGTTGTTACTACAACTATTATAGTTCCGATAATTCCTATTAGAGTTGTTATAGCTGCTACTACCATTGTTATGCCTGATACTAATTGAGGATGTTCCTTTATAAATTCTTGAAACTTTTGAATTACTGGTTGTATAGCATCCGCAATTTGTTTTATAACTGGTGCTAATGCTTCTGCAAAAGCCGATTTAATTCCATTAATTGCTGAATTTAAAGGTGCTAATGCTGAACCTAATTCTGCTTGTGCCTTTTGTGATTCCCATAAAGATTTATTATAATCAATCATGGATTTATTAGTTTTATCATACGTTTCTTTACTTTTTCCGTATGCTTGATTTAATGTATCTGTTATAAGTTTATTTTTTTCAGATACAGTTTTACATGCCTCTAATTTCTTATTAAAACTATCTTCACTTATTCCAGCCCAGTTCAAAGCATCTGCTAAGTTTCCTGTAACTTTACTTACTTGTGCTGTTTCAGTAATCGATTCAGTAAGTCCTTCTATTGGAATACTATCGCCATATGCACTCCATACTGCTAGCGAAGCATTGATAGTTTTATCTAATTCACTTTGAGATAGCCCCATCTTTTGTAAATTGGAAACAACATTGACTGCCATCATATCATCACCAGTATATCCATATACTTGTCCAGCATTTTTATTAGCATCTTTCTGTTTATATCCATTTTGTTTAGTTGATCCTTGTAATTTACTTTGTAGAGAATTAAATTCTTTAGTAGCTTCTGTTAAATCCATTAAGTTTTTAACTACATCAATAATTTTTCCTCCAAATTCCATCATCTTTTGTCCAGCTTCCATAACTCCTAGAGAGTTTATCCCTCTTGCAGCTTCATTTGCAGCACTATTGGTATCTTGTAATGATCCATTAGTATCTTTTATTGTGCTTGTTAAATCATTCATTGAATTAGCTGTGTCCCCAGTTGCCTTTTGTACATTTTTCATAGCACTATTTACATCACTAGATGTTTTATTTAAGCCTTTCATTTCATTTTGAATTTCATTAAGAGGTTTGCTGATTTCATCTTTTAATTTTATTACCGCTTCTAATGTTTTATCATTTGCCATAATCTCACCTCCTTTTATTTAATATTTAGAGTAGGAAAAATATTTTTATTTTTTGATATTTTATAAAATTCCTCTGACTCTTTTCTTACAAATGCTTTTATTATAGTCTTTTCTCCAAATCCCATATTATAATAATGAGATGGCATTATATTTTTATATTTAAACAGATAGTACATTGTTGCTATTTCACTATCTGTTTCAATTAGTTTTTTATTTCTTCATCTACTTTTTCTATTTTCTTTAAGTCTGATAAATTATTTATTGCATTTACTAAGTCCTCTACTTCTCCTTTAAGAAGCAATTTATTTATAAGTTCTTTTGGAGTAGCACAATCAAAATGTTCTCTAAGTGTCTTATCCTTGAATATTGGACAACCTTCCATTATAGTTAATACTTTTGTTTTATATACATCTATGTCTGATACGTTTCCATCTTCAATTTTTATAGCTTTCTGTTGTATTTCTGTGGCTTTTTCTGCATTTATAGCTTGTATTTCAAATTCTAGTTCTTCACCTATTTTTTTTACATACATTTTATGTATAGCAGTTGGTGTTTCTAATGTCCCTGCGTCTATTTTCATTAATTTATCTATTATATTCATTTGATTTCCTCCTAAAATAAAAATAGGCTTTAGTTAGAAACACCAAAGCCTTTATGATATTATTTTTTATATTAAATCTATAAATTTATATTTTGTAAAAGTGAATGGGCATTCCACTTCTCCTAATGTTTTAACTTCAAAATCAAATAAAGTTAAATCATCAAAAGATACTCCTGATATACTTATTCTTTCACTTCCTCCGTTGCCTGGGTCAGCTAATTTCCCAACTATTGTTACATCCGGTTCTAAACCATCTTTCATAAAATTAGCTAACAATTTTATCATTCTAGAGTTTGTTTTCTTAAGTGTCATAGAGCCAGTTCCGCTATATCCTGTTATTTTATGTTGAGTCATCATTTCACCACATATATCTATGTCTTCTTTATCAAATTCTATTTTAGCTTGAAAAGCTGATATTTCATCAACTAATGCATCATTTATCCAAACTTCAGCCCAAGTCCCATTTATTACTTTGTTAGCTTTCAACTAAAAACACCTCCTATATAAAATAAAAAAGAACTTAATAAAAATTAAGTCCTTAAAAATTGTTTATAAATCATATATTTCATCTTCAAGTCTTTTTATTGCAGTTTTTATTGTTTTAAAATCTACTTCCATTCTATTAGCTTCTCTATTGATAGATGAACCATTTTTAAATTTATATTATAGATATTTTATGGAAATATTATACAAAGCATCTGATTTTTTATTTCAATGGCATCAGATGAAGCAGCGAATGCTAATGCTTTCGATCGCATCAAGAATTTTACATTCTACTGCTATAAACACTTGATCTCCTGTATTTGCTTCTCTTATCTGTTGATCGCTCATAGTAGATATACTAACTCCATTTGATTTTAAGTATTTCTTTTGTTCTTCCATATCTATATCAACTGTTACTGTATTTTTTTCAACTAGTCCATCATTAATCAATCCATCAAAATAACCATGGATAGCTGTAATTAGTAATACTTTATTATCATAACTGTTACTTAATTTTCCAATATATGCATCTCTTGCAGTTTTTCTTATATCATTTGCTATTAAGTCCATTATGTCAACAGTCTTAATTTTTTGAAATAAATCACCTTTACTTTGTATATCTGTTACAGTTGTATCAGATACAGTAGTTAAGCTGTTTACTCCTCTTGCCACTTTTATTCTTCCTGATTCCTTATAAAGAATAAATTCGCCTTTCCCTACTTTTTCAGTTGTTTCAGTTCTTGATTCATAAGGTATCAAATCAACTTCTGGTACAGAAGTATAAGTGGTTGACATTCTTAAATCTGTTCCAGCTATTAATCCTGCAACTCTTGCAGTAAATTCAGCAGCAGTATAAGTTTTTTCTCCTACAACTACTCCACTTTGAGTTACATTTATTATTCCTTCATAATCAGCTGTTTCATTAGCTAATACTGCCTTAACCATATTCCCTAAATTCCTTTGCGATTTAACCCATGTCACTATTGCTGTTTTATCTTCATCTACAGCTGATGGGTAGCATAAATAGTCAAATTGTGTATTTTCAAAATGACTTAAAGCATTCTGCAAAGTTAATTCTCCACTTATAATGTATAGTTCTAATCTTAGTGGTGCGCTTGTATTTCCTATTAAAGCATTCGTTATAAGTTGCTTATTATTATCTGTAACATCACTAGGTATATCAGTTACATCAACTATAGTTGCAGGAGATATAGCTTTTTCTTCCTTTATTATCATTGCAACTATACCTCTGGATCCTCTGCTTATAGCAGTAATACCTTCTTGTATAAATTTAATACTTATACTTGGTAATCCTAAAGCCATTTATTTCACTCTCCTTTTAATTCTCTAATAATTTTGAAATATCTACAATAGCTTTGTCCACTATTGGCAAAGTAGGATCATCAGCTTCTATTGTTATATTTCTTAATTCATTAAGTTGTAAATGTAATTCTTTCATTAATTCATATTCTGTTGGTTCGCTATCCGGATTATCCAACGGACCCGTATATTGTGAATATTTAATATCATCAAAATCAAGATGTATCATGAAATCAAGTATTCTACCTACTTCATCTGAATATATATTGCTTTCTATATCATCTACTGTCAGATAAGTATCATCTACAAATAAAGTCCTTCCAAATATTTTTTCAAGTCTATCACTGGCATCATATATATTTGTTATACTTTCTCCTGCTTGTTGTAGATACTTTATTGATACTGATATAGTTCTTAGGTTAGATATTCTAGTTATAGCTGAACTTGAAATAGGCAATATTTGTACAAAAAAACAAGACTTATCAAAGCCTTGCGTATTGTCATCTTCTATATATACATCTTGCGGAAAATTTTCTGCTACTGCTTTCGTAGTAGCATATAATATACTTTTTAGAGGTATCATTTAATCACCTCCTATTTGAAGCCATATTTTTTAAATAGATTTTCTAAATCTTCTTCAAAATTTTTTTTAGTTTTTTCAAAAGAGGTTTTTAGCATATAAACTCCTTCAGCTACTCCTTTAACTTTTCCATCTCTTCCTACAATTCTATGTCCATATTCAACATGCAACCCATATTCAGTATTATTAAATACCTTTACATATAAATCGTCTTTTTCAAGCTCCCAACTCCTTCTTAATTGTCCCGTATCAACTGGAGTTTTCATCTTAGTATCTCTAAGTAATTTGCCACCGCATTTTTTAACTAATTTCTGTAATTCTTTTGCAAAATCGCTCTCCATATCATCAAGCATTCCTATAATATCTAAATTCTTGAAATAAAAATAATCATTAGCCATTATACTCTCTCCTTCTTAGTGACTGGAGTTTCTATATGAGATTTATATGGATAAGGTTCGCCGGCCTCAAATTCTTCTGTTCTTCCATTGTAAGTTATAACTAACTTATCTCCAACTTGTATGTCTACTGTTGGTCTGCAAAATAATTTATAAGCTGCTGAAATATAGGCTGTTCCTGTTTCGCCTGCTACTGTTGTTTCACTTCCTTTGTCTAATGAACATTTGAGATCAGAATATTTTAATATTTCTTGCATAGTTGTAATCCCAGTATTAGGGTTTTTAACTTTTTCTTTTCTATATATATCCATGCTATCAAAATACAGAGTTGCTATTATATCCGCTTCACTTGCCATAATAACACCTCCTAATAAAATCTGCATCTTCTAAATTGGTTTAAATATTCTTTTTCATCATCTGTTAATTCTGGAGAGCTTTTAGTTACAGACGCTCCTCCAGAGTCAGTTGAGACACTATCATAGTTATATTCTATTCTTACACTGCCTCTTGTAATAGATTTTATGGCACCTTGGTTTGCTGGGGTCACTGTTGAAGAGTCATCCACATTCTCTCCTAATTGCGAAAGTTTATAAGCCATTATATTTGATACTTTATCTTCTATAAATTCGTTTAATGCATCTTTTTCCTTTTCTTCTATTTCATCTAAATTTTCTATATTGCAATATCCTTTTACTCTTTTAGTGACTTTATTTATATATAAAGTAATTATATTATCATAGTCATTTTTTTTTAATCCTAAGATTAGTTTTATATTTTCAAGCAAATTATCACCCTCTTATAAAAATAGAGGGCGAAAATACCCTCTTATTCATTATCTTTTAATAATTCTATTAAATCAGCTTTATTCAATGAAGAATATCCAATCAATCCTCTTTCTTTAGCTAACTCTTTTAATTGAGCTAATGTCATTGATTTATAATCAATAGTTTTTTTCGCTTTCATCGATTGAACTGAGTTTGTAGTATTAAAAGGTACAGTCCATTCTGCATATTGCACTTGGTTCTACTATTTTAGCTCCAAATACATATAATCCTTTACAAGCATCTGAGAATGATGCTTCTGGTCTATATGCTTCTATTTTAGATATTTGTCCTGCATAAGATATAGCCATATCAGTACCAGCCATTATGTGATAATGTAATACTTTTGGAGATGACCCAACTTCTTTAGTTACTACATTATTAGATTCGTATATATCAAATCCAGCAACCTTACCTTTTATTCCATTAGCTTTTACATCTTGGTTTTGAGTATATTTAGTATATCTATCATCTTTTTCTAATAGCCCTAAAAATTCAGGTGGAACTACTACAAATCTACCGATAGATGGTATATTCTTTTTATTGAATTGAACTTTTAAATCTACTAAAGTATCATATGCATTTGAAGCACTTAATGCTTTTGGTGCAGATTCAGTACCGAATTCAAAAGTAACTGCTTCATCATCTACCATAGCTGCTATATATTTATCAGTCACTTCACCAACTGCATATGCTGCCCTTTGCATTGCTTTTTCCATTAAGTTTACATTAGCTTGTACAGCTTCAATATCTTCTACTTTAAAGTTAAAGTATTTAGCTTGGTCTATTACTAATGATACTGTGCTTCCTCCACCTGGATCTGCAGGAGTTCCTACTCCAGATGCTTTAGTATAATCAGATACAGTTATATCTCCAAATTTTTGGATATGAACTGTATCACCTATATTTTTTATTTCTCCTTCATAATCTCTATTGACACAATTTGCAAATACATGAGTATTATCTAAGTTTTGAAGTAAACGTGCTGACCATAATTCTGGTATAAATTTATCAAAGTTTTTAGTTCCGTAAGCCATTTATAACATCTCCTTTTATTTTAATATTCCTTGCTTGGATATTTCATCCCAATGTGCATTTATTTCAGATGGTGACATCTTTTTAATATCTTCTAATGTAAACCCGCCTTTGCTAGTTTTTACTGCTCTTGGTGTTCCTGATGAAGCCTTTATTCTAGCTTCTACTCCAGCATCTATAGCTTGATTTACATATTCTTGTAATGATGCAATATTCTTTTGTATTGCTTCTGCTTCTCCATCTGCTCCAGCCATAACCATATTTGCTAAAGCTCCTGGTAAGCCTTTTTCAACTAATAAATCTTTAGTTTGATTAGTTAATCTTTCAAATTCAAAAGCTTTTTCTTTTTCACTGGATTGCTTTTGCATTTCTTCCAGTTTTTTATTTAATTCGCTTATTTGATAAGCTGTTTTATCTGCTTCGCTCATTTTAGCTAATTTTTCTGATTCAAGTTGAGCTTTATCGTTTTGCAAAGATTCAAGCATTTCTTTATATTTTCTCTTCTCTTTTACTATGTTTCTTGAGGCTATATCTTTTGCCATTTCCTTAGCTTTTTCTTCAACTAACTTATTAAGTTCATCTTGACTCATTGGAGGTTGTTGTACTGGTCCTCCTGTTTCATTATTTGCATCTTGAGGCGGTTCTTGCTCTCCTTCATCAGCTAATAGCTGTAAATTCATATTTAATTTTGTATCGTTAACGTTAACTTTGTTTGATTTTTTCATAATAACAATTCCTTTCCACCTAGTTTTATGGGCTAGTAACCATTCTGCAATGTTTTCTTTAATGTCTACCCCATAGAAAAAGACAATAAAAAAAGAAGCCTTATTTTGCTTCTTTAAATTCGCATCTATTAATTCCTACTTTTATTTTCATAGTTTGCTTATCTAATTTACAACCATCAATTCCTTCTTCAATTGCATGTATGCATTCTTTGCAATCAGGAACTATAATTTGTTGACCATCTTCTTTTAATCTATCTCGCATTATTCATCCTCCAAACTTTTAGGATCTATATATTTACATTCTAGCTTATAAGACTGCTTTCCTTCATCCCATGATACATTTTCAATTTGTAATTGTGTACCTTTATCAAGTAGCCATTCTCTTTCAGCTGAATGTGTAGAAATTGGTGCTATATATCCGCCCCCTGTTGCTCCTTTATCAATTTTTATTTCCATAAATATTCCAAAATTAAAATCTTCACTTGCTGGTCCTTCAGGTGCAACTGTTGTTGACATAAAAGCATCATCCTTTACAACTAAACCTTTTACCTTTTTATTTAATTCTTTAACATCCATAGTCTTGTCTTTTATTTGTTCAATTAAATCTTTATCTAGCGCTTTATTAAATATTGATCCAGATGTACCTCTAAATACTTTCATATCTGTATGGGCAACACCTTTTTTAAGCCCACTAGATATTTGTTCAATAACCTTTTTAGTTTTCTTTTGTATTGCCTTTATCTCTTTATCTGTTAATTCTTCTAAATGAGTTCCTCTAAGAATATCATTTATATCTTCAAACCAATCATCTTTTGTATATTTTTTAAGTGCTTTTCTTTCTTCTGCTGTTATATCTTTTAAGAAGTTATTTTCATCTGGTATATCCATTGCTGTAATATAATCATATTGTTTATATGTTTTCTTGTGTTCTTTTTTCTTCTTAGTTGTTTTAGTTTTAGTTGTTTTTTGTTTAGATCCCTTATTGGTTTTAGGAGCCTTAACATTATTCTTCTTTTTAAATTCTTCTTTTATAGCTTCTTCTATATTACTATGATTTTCATAATTTTTATTTATATACTTTTTAGCCCATTCTTCATACTTCATATTTGCTGGAACTTCAATTCTTTTCCCATCTTCATCTCTAGCAAATCTAGTATCTTTTTCATCATCTTCATCATCTTCATAATATGGCACTGTTGTACATCTATCGTTAGGATGCATTGGAGGATAATTTAATCCCGTTATTGCATCTTTCGTATTAAATACTTTTCCATCTAACTTAGCACAATCATTACAAGTTCTAATATCTAAAGTTGCTAGAAATTCATATTTATCAATGTCTAAATCATCGTAAGTATATTTAGAAGCTTCATTCATACAATAAGCATGTTCCGTTTGGACTAATCTTATTGAATTTTTATAACTGCTATCCATTTTTTCTTCTATTCTTTTAGCAACTTTATTGCTGGATTCTCCTCTAATTATCATCTGCGTTATTTCATTTTTAATAGTTTTGCTTAATTGTTTTTTATTGTCCCATATTCTATTACTATAATTGGACCCAGACCAAGGATAGCTTAATATTCTTTCTATTTGTTTATTATTTATTCCACTGAAATTTGCTAAAAATCCTTTTTCTTTGCTTATATTATATATATTTTCATAATAATTATCTTTAATAGTTTGTGTTAGAAGTTTCTTAGTTTTTTTCTCAGTTTCTGTGGTTAGTTGATTAAGCTGTTTATCAACTTCATATTGTAAAGCCTCTAATCTCGTTATCCTACTTTTCATAGCTAAAGTATTAAGTTCTAATAATACTTCTGGATTATCTTTAATCATTTCAAGATATCCTTTTATATCAGTTCTCCATATTTTAAACTCATCACTAGTAAGATATGTAGAAGCTTCTTTATAAGTTAAATTATTTTCTTTAGCATATTTTACAAATAAATTATTAATTTCTTTTTCTATTTCTTTGCCTGCTTTTTTATATTGAGATTGAAGTTCTTTGGATAATTTATTGCAGTCTTTGATTCCTTTATTCAGCTTTTCTTTTTCCCTCTTTTGCCAATACTCTCTATTATTCTTTACCATCTTCTTCACCTACTTCAGCAGGTTTTTCTTGTTGCACTTCATAAGGTTGCTCATATACTGATTCTTCTTCATCTTCTTTTTTCTTTAATTCTGCTTGTGGATCGCTTATAGATGGGAACATTCCTATTACAGTTTCTTTGCTCAATATTCCTGTTAATGTTTGCATCATTTGTGCAATTTCTAATTCATTTACTGGTCTATTTCTAGTAAATACTGGCTCTATATCTATAAAATCAAATTGTAAACTACTATCCTTAGTTCTTAAATAGTTACATATCAATTCTATTCTTCTCATTAATCCTTTTCTAAACTTAGCTTCTTTTACCGAAGTTAGATTATCAATTCCCATAAGCTTATATTTCATTGCTTCTCCACTTATGTTCCCGCTAAATGATTCATCTGTTAAATTTGGAACTAATGAAAATTTATGAATATCATTATCTAATCTATTTTTATAATTTTCTAAAGCTGTATCTTGAATATCTTTTATTAAATATTTTGCATCTCCAGTATTATCTTGAAAATTTATTATATGCATATCTTTTAATGTTTTAGATGCTTCATCATCTACAACATAGCCACTTATAACCAACATCGCATTCGTGAAATATTCAAAGTCATTAGCTGTGTCGGACTGAACTTTGTTATATTCATCTATCAATGTCATTACCTTTTCAAAATCTCCAAATAATTCATCATTGTTAATATAAACTACTACTGGTACATCTTTAAAAAAATGTTCTCTTGTTTTACTTTCATCTATAACAAAGCTGTATTGTTTAATAGTTCCATACATTATTTTACCAGTTTCAATTATTTCATCTTTATCATTTAAAATAGGGCCTGTATATATTTCACATTTTGTTATTATCTCATTTGTATTAACTATTTTTTCTTCCCAATACCTTATAGCATAAAGTATATTGTCTTCTATTGTATCATCATATACTATTGCTACTTCGTTTCCTCCAAATGCCTTAAATCTTGGTTGCATGTCTTCATCTATATATAATAGTTCAACTGCATATCCTCCAATAGATGCTCTTTTAGCTAAAGTAGTATTATGATCATGCTCGTCATTGTATTTTAATATATCGTTTAATTTTTCTAGTAACTGTTCATCTTCACTTTTATATGTCACTTGTTTACCTAAAAAATAACCTACTGCCATAGTTGTTATATAGTTTGCATATGGAGTTGCTAAATAGTTATGAGGTTTTCCATCATTTTCATATTTTCTATTAAATATGTCTGCATGATTATTGTAGTATTTTTCTAGTTTATCAATTCTAGCCTTTTCAAATCTGTGTTCATCTAATATGTAATCAATTGTTTCTTTATTTAATTCAGCATCTCTTGGAATTTTAATTCTTCTATTAATCAATACATCACCTCCTAAATGCCTAATTTTCTTCTATCTATTGCCTTACCTGTTTTTTCTATTATAATTTCAGCTACTCCAGTAGTTGCATCAGGTGCATCATCATGTTTATTTTTACCTTCCTTTTGATATTTAAACATATCTTTATAATATTCAGGAAATCTATTTTTCCAGTTATAAGGGAAATATATATGTTGGGTCACCCATGTACTATTTGATAAAATTCTAGCTTGTTTATTTTGTGATTGATGAAACCAATTTATTATGCATCTATTACTATTGTATTGATTTCTTAATATATTCCCTACATTTCTAGCAAAACCTCTACCTCCATTATTAGATTCTATATATGCTAAATTAACTTTATTATCATATAATACTTTTGCTGTCATTGGCTCGGTTATTTCCATACTAGCTTTAGTATAAATTACATCTAAAACATAGGCTTCTTTGTCATATACTCCAAATATTATACAACATAAATAATCATCACCTGTATCTGCTGTATCACAATAGGCCATGATTTTATTAATCAAACTATCCCCTTTATCATTTACTGGCAATTCTGTATATGTTTTAAATTCTCCGTATAAGCATCCTTTTAAATCTATTGGTATTTGTTGATAGTTAGCTGAAGCTATATCTTCACCCATAGCTTTTATTTTAGATTCATAGCTTCTTAATGATAAGACTTCATCGCATAACATAGTTCCATCATCTTGTAATGCTTTCATATTGATATGATTTACTTCTTTACCTTCTTCTTTATAAAATTCTAATGCTTTTCCTGCTAGATCATTACTTGCCCATCTAGTCATAATAATTATTATTTTTCCGCCTTCTTCTAATCTTGATAACATTGTATTAGTAAACCATTCCCAATGTTTTTCTTTTATATTTTCATTATGTGCTTCTTCAGCATTTTTAATTAAATCATCTATAACAAGTATAGAAGCTCCAAAACCAGTTGCAGTTCCTGTTGGTGAAGTCGCTAAATAATTATTATATCCACCTTCTAAGCTCCATAAGTTCATGGACCCATCACCACGTTTTATTTTTACGCCCGGGAAAACATCACTATATACAGGCTTATATATATCTGCTTTTGCCTCTTGTATATCATTTCTTACGTTTTTAGAAAATGTAGTTGATAATGTCTCGTTATAGCTTCCAGTCATTACTTTTTCTTGTTTATTTTGTCCTAATATCCATTCTACAAATAAAGATGCTGTTCTACTTTTGCCGGTGACGAGGAGGCATATTAATAATCATAACTTCGTCATTGCTTTCATAAAACGCTTGAAATGTATTGCATAATTTAACTAAATACTCCCTGCTAGTTTTATAAAAGTCTGGTGCTTTTAAATTGCAATACCAAAAGAAGCTTCTGCGAGCTAATTCACATCTTGCACCTAATTTCTTTAATTTCTCATTTGCCATCCCATCGTCACCGCCCTAATCTTCGTCTATCATTTTCTTTAATTCTTCATAAGTGAAGTTTGCATATGGATTACTTATTTCACCGTTTAAACTTACATCTTGTTTTTTTACTGGATATAATTCATTAAGTTCGCCCAATTCCTTTATTGCATTTATGAATATAGTTCCATTCGCCTGTCTTAGTCCTTTTTTAGGATTATTTATATCCTCTTTAGCTTTTTCCTTTACCCAAATTAAGTCGTTTACCATTTCTTCTCTTGTGTATAAAGCTTTTTCCTTGTGTTCTTCTAATAATTCCTCATACCTTACCTTTACCTTACTCTTTTTAAGCAATTCTGAAGCTCTAACATCTATTACTTCATCTTTCATATTAGCAGCATTATAAGCTTCTTTATATGCAACTCTTTGACTTTTACCACTTATTAATGCTTGTACAAATTTTTCTTGTTTAGCTGTCAAGCTCATAATGCCACCTCCCTATTAATATTTTTCAATAATCACCATTAATAAATCCTTCAAACTCTTCATCATTAGCTATAACTCCAAAGTAATAGCACTCGTGGCCAAAATAAATATGAAATAAAGGTATAAAGCAATATATTATGCATTTTCACAGTAGACATATTTGCCACACATCGCAATCCTTGTTCTGCTAAATATTCATTAATTCTTAGAAAATATAATGCAAATGATATTAACGATACTATTACAAACGCTAAATATATTTTAAATATCATTTTATTTGCTCCTTTTGCTATTTATATTTTTATTTCTATATTTTAGCTTTCTTTTGTCCGACTTAGCTTCTATTAATTCCTGAACTAATCTTATATATTTTTCATCATTACTTACCCTCGCATGACTGGTCAATAGATACAAGTTTCTAGTTTTAGGCATCTTTTTTCTTATGCAGTTATCTATTACTGTTTTAGCGACATTAAAACCATATATATGGGAATGTCCTTTTATAAATGGCTTCTCAGTGTTATATACAACATATCCTTTCTTTACTGCTAGTATTATGTATTCTTTTCTTTCATACACTTTCTTTGCTCCATCCGTTTTATCAAAGTTTGGTATTTCCTTCATAATGTCATCATATTTGTACAATTCCTTTGGAATTTCTATTGTAGGTTTTATAACTTCATCTATTTCCTTCCATCTTTTCACCATATAATCACACCTTCATACAAAATAAAAAGAACACTAAATTATTAGTGCTCTTTGTGGGAGTAATGAATAAAAAACAATCATTAGAAGGTTTCCAGAGTTGCACTGGATAATACTCATACCTTCATATTGCACCCAAATCAATGGGCGCATTAAAATGGAATATAAATAATTAAAGATATAGATATATAGATATATTATATAGATTTTTTAACACACAATATATATGAATATTTTGATTTTATCACGGTTTACTCCGGAGGTTTAAAGTGGTCCTCTCACTTCTACTACTATGTTTTAATATATATATTAGTCGCCCTCATGAGTTGAACACGAGTATATACTTGTTTCATATATAGTCGACAATTTAATACTCCACTTGTATATAAATCCCATAGCAACATATTGAGGGAAGAGTACCTCTACTCTTATCCCTCGAACAGAAACTTAAATTAAATTTATGAGAATTTATTCTAAGTTTCTCTTGCTCGCACACGATGGAAATATGCAATCAATTTACGTTTTTTTCTACTATTCTTGATAATATCATATTATCATATTTCTTGTGGCCAAAGGTGTCCAACATCATCTGTCTAATAATTTATCAATTGCACTCTTATGTATTCTTCTTACTGTTCTATAGCTATAATTTATTTTACAACTTATCTCTTCAAATCTCTTATTATCAAAGTAAGCATATCTTATTACTGTTTTTTCTAATGGCTCTAATATATCTAATGATTTTTCTATCTTGTACATTTTTTTTAATATTTTTCTTTGCTTTTTCATATAAAGTTTTATTACTTTCTCTATCTCTACTAATAATGCATTTAATCTATCTAATTCACTTTGAGTTGACACTGGTAAATCTGTTATGATTTGTGATTTAATACTTGTTTTCTTTTCTTTTAAATACTCTAATTTATCTTCTATTGTTTCTAGTTCGATTTTCATTTCTTTGTATCTTTTTAAATCTTCCTTCATACTCCCTCAGCTCCTTATAAAATCAAACTTTTACCTAGTACAAGTACATATACTGTCATATTATTCTCCGTTATTTTTTTATAAGATGATATAAAATCAATGGTATTTTATAAACTTTATTACTGATTTCTATACTTCCTCTCAACTAACCACAGTAAGCAATAGTTTGCTAAGTCCAATATAGTATCATCAATCTTTTCATCTTTTACCTTTTGCTCTGGAGCATTTGAGTTACATAATGTTAATAGTCTATTATATTTGTCTGTAATTCTTACTAAGAATGATATATCACCGAACTTCTCATAAGTATCAGCTACACTGTTTCCATAGTCATTATTTTTAGCTTTATAAGTTTGTTCTAAGCCGTTTAGTATATATTCATATATGTCTAATCTAGGCATTTTAACTTGTTTTAACTTCCTCTCTCGTACCACTGGTTCTAGCATATCTTTATGCCATGCATAGGTATTATCATTATCTGCCAAATACAAATCTCCATCCCAATCTATACCTGTTATAGTATCAATCGCGCCTCTAAATTGTAGCATATCTTCTATAACACTACACTCTCCATATTTTTCTCCTACTTGTATACTATCTTTTATTCTAACAACATCACCTATTTTATATTCCATACTATTTACCTCCTATAATCAAACTTTTATTTACATTTCTAATTCTAATTCACAACATAATTGGTTAAATAAATGTTGTAATACATCTTCCATTTCATTTTTATTCATATTTAAATAATATTAAAGCATTTTTATCACCCATTATTTTAGGTGTTATTCCTCTTCCTTTGATATTTGTTCCTTAAGTTCTCTATTTTCATTTCTAAGCCTTAATATTTCCTGTTTTAATTCATCCAATGAATTGCATTTACTTAAATCCATATGTTCCTCCTGTTATTTATTTAGCCAATCATTATCAAAGTATATAAATGTAAATATAATTATCCCTGATACTATTATCCATAGTATCCAAAATATATAAATTGAAACATCACTTGTTGCTTCTGCTAATGCCTCATGAACATTCTTATTCTTATATATTTTTACATCATCATTGATAATTGTATTTTCCTTGAGTGTTGCAAATATAGTTGCTTTAAATTTAGGCTCCAAGCCATAATATCTGTATCTTATGTGATATCCTCCACTTATTGTGGTAATATAATCAGGACTAGGCAGATTGAATTTAGATGTTTTAAATATAGATCCTAGAAAGGTTAGTTCTTTAGATTTAAAAGTTTCACTACCTACTCTATCCCAAGTCCAGTAAGTTTTAGTCCTTCTCTTAGTTTTACCATTAACTTTAGTTGTTACAGTTCTTGTATGTTTAGTATATTTTTCTTTAATCTTTTTAATGATTAAATATTCACCTTCAATATCTTCATTACTAACTGTATCTACTGCTTTTATCTCCCCTTCTGCAAAAGCATTACCTACGTTAGTTTTCATTGCATAAGCAAATAAATCCTTATCTTTAGATATCTTAAATGCTTTATTATACTTAGCATTTTGATCTTGGTTATACTCATTGAGCTTCCCGCCTATTATGATTCCTATTATCATCATAATAGCCAGTATTGATATACTAGCTATTACTTCTCTTTTAGTTATTTCTATATCATTCATTAAATAAACCCTGTGGAGCTGTTGAAGGGGCATTATATTCTAAATATGTATAAGATACCACATCATATCCTAGCAGATCTAATATAAACCTATTAGGGAACTTTCTAACATACCTGTTATATGCTTTTATTTGCGTATTGTAATTGGTTCTATAATCAACCATCATATTTTCTGTAACTGTTAATTCTGTCATAAGCTGCTTATAGTTTTCATTTGATTTTAATTCTGGATACGCTTCAGTTACTGCACTTAGAACAGTATTTACTTCAGATATATCTCCATCTTTATTCCCTCTAGCCTCAACTATATCTTTTAAAGTTTTTGCTTCATACTTGTCATATTGCTTTACTGTATCTACTAAATTATAAACTAAGTCTATTCTTCTTTTTTCTTGAATCTCTATATCTGAAGATGCAGTTAGTATCTGTTCCTCTAATCCTATGGCCTTATTTTGAACTCCTTGTGTAGCGAATACACAAAGAATTCCTGTCAATAACACTCCGCTTATTGATATTATTAATGTTTTATTTATTTTCATAATATCCCTCCTCAATTCTTTTCAATGTTCTTTGAAGTTTATATTCTAGTTGTTCTCTTGCTAATTCTACTGCTCCTTCTTCAGCTAAATATAATATTTGTTCAATTAGTATAGCTACATCAACTATTTCTGATATTGTAGCAGTAGATATATTTCTACCTACTGCTATATCTTTAGATAATTCTCTTGATAATTCTCCCAGTTCTTCAATTAACTTAAGTTGTTGCGATGGATTCTTAAAATTATCTGCTATTTCTTTTATAGCTCCATTAATTTCTTCTATATTCATCTATTCATCCTTTCCTAGTAACTTTTTCACATATTGTATTTCACAACTTTCCTCTGAATCAAAATCTAAATCACAATTCATACAACCTATTCCCTCTAAATCATAAGACTCATTGCAGAATACTTTAAATCTTTTGTTTATCAAATCAACTAATTGTCTTTCTTTGCAGCTTTTTCTTTTAGCTCTCATATTTTACCCTCCAACACTTTGTAACTTTTATTATGATTTATATTTAAATATTTCCAATATAGTTTTTTACCTTTGAATTTTCCACATGAATATTTATTATTTAAACAAGATTTTTTTATATTAGTATTACTGCCTTCTTTTACGTTATAGAATCTTTTAGCTTCTGCTACTGAACTAAATATATGCTTCGTCGTTAAACATATTATTGGTCTGTTTATAACTATAGTTTTGCCTAGATTGTTTCTTATAGCTGACTCTCTAGCATTTTCATGTTTTGTTACAAATTTGCATGTATCTTTTGAATAAACTTTATTTGAATGTTTTCTAATATCTTTATCTAATTGATAATCCTCTCCGTTTTTCCAGTGACCATAATTTTCTAATTGTTGTATATCGTTCCAGAATCCAGATAAATTCATCCATTCCTTGCATACAGTAACTCCATTGCCACCATAATTTTTATATTTTGAATCATTTTCATCATAGCATCTTCTTATCATATCTCTCCATAGCCTAGCTACCCTTTTATGAAGTTCTGATGAGTTTACCCAATTTTTTGGCATATCATTTATATTTCCGTTCTTCAATATTCGATTTGGTTTAAATATATTTCCACTTTTAAAGCATTGATAGTTTTTATGCCTAACTATTGCTCCATCCTCAAATTTTATATCTATATCATAATAGCTATTGTAATTAATAAGTATCATTTTTTCTTTTTTAGATGTATAAGATACTTCTCCTATTTGTACATAATCTGTTGGTCTCTTTATATTTCCTTTTTTAAAATCACTATAACGTTTATTGTATGATATACTTCCATCTTCAAATATGACATCAATATTTTTACAATTCGTATATTTTATTATTTTCATTAAATGACCTTTTGTATTTCTATTTATCTCCCCAATTCTGCTATCCGTATTCATAAAATCAACTCCTTGATTCATTTTCTAATTATATTATATCATACTTTATCATACTTTATCATATAATATAAACATTTATAATAAAAATGTTGTATGTTATAATACTTGTAAGGAGTTGATTTTATGAAAAAGAAAATTACTATTACTCTCGATGAGGAAATACTAGAACAATTAAAAGAATATGCAAAGGAAGAAGATAGAACTATTAGTAGTCAAATAAACAAGATATTAAAAGATTTCTTCAAAGGGAATGAGTAAAATCATTCCCTTTTGTTTTTCTTCTACAAGCCATTATTCTGCCCCCTCAAATTTCATAGTTATAAATTCTGAATAAGGTAATTTTTCTAAAGTGTCACAAAATACGTGCCATTCATCTAACTTATGGTGTCTTCTTTGTCTGTACATAACCCCTAAAGTCTCATAGTTAAGGTGTACTGTTCTTTTTTGATTGTAGCTGTTAGGTAATAATTGCAATATATTGTACCATATTTGTTTTTTAATTACTTCATCATCACAATTAAACCACATATCTCTCAATTCATTCAGTGTATCAACTATCGGTCTTGCTACCTCTTCATATATATTTACTTTGTCAGCATATTTATATTTGTCGTTAACTATTCCACTAATACATGTATGTGATACACCATATTTTCTGCCTAATTCTCTCATACTTATATTGCTTTCATTATATTCTTTTTTTATTTGTTGTCTTTGCTCGTCTGTAAATTTGCCTTTATATGTTTTAACTTTAGTAGGTTGTAAATTATTTTTATATGAGTGTTGTATATTTTCTTGTTGGGTTACCCACTCTAAATTATCAACAGCATTATTCATTTTATTTCCATCTTTATGGTTCACAAAAGGTTTATTATCTTTGTTTTCAATAAAATTTTCAGCTACTAATTTATGTATTGGTATTTGTTTCCCTTTTATAGTTGCAAATCTATAGCTATCTTTATGAGTACTACTGCCTAATATTCTTCCTTGTGGTTTTTTTACTCTGCCTTGATTGCTAATTTTATATCCGTATTGTATACCTTTCCATTCTTCATTTAGTTCATCTACTGGTGGTATAAATTGTTTAACTTCGTTTTTATATCCTATTAAACGGTCAAAGCTAAAATCTGACATTTCAAAAGGTTTTGCTAACATCTTATGCATTTTTGATGTAGAGTTAGCTGTAGTTGCTATTTTGTATGTGTCATATTCACTAAACCAATACATCGGCGCTGTTATATCCATTGTTACTGTCACCATTCTATTCCACTTTCTATGCTCTGGACCAGCTAATGTTAAATTTTTAAGCATCTTATAATCATTTGGTCCTATTTTACAATTATTTCTTAATTTTGTTATATAAAACTCACTATCCATTCTATCCCAACTATTCATAGGATTTCTTGCTCCTCTTATTGCTGCCTCAAATCCATATACTTCTACATTCTCAACTTTTAACATATTATTCATCCTCCCCTGTTCCTAATATATCTATGCCTGTTAACTGTCTACAGTAATTTCTTAACTTGTCCAATTGTCCAGTGACTCTACTGTGTTTAGTTTTTAACTCTTGTAATTCTTTTTCCAACATTGCATTTTCCTTTGCAAATGATATATTTTGTTTTTCTAAGTAAGTATTTGCTAGGCTTAACTCTTTATTTGCATCTAATAGATTTTCGATTGTGTCTTCTTTTACTTCTATATCTTCCTTTAATTTGTTGCTTCTTTCTCTCCAGAATTCTATTATTTTAAGACAATCTTTATTTGTTTCTTGTGCTCTCTCTAATTCTTCTGTAAGGTCATTTATATATTTTCTATTTAATAGCATGTTTAAATTCCCCTTATTTCATCTCTTGATTAATTAGTTCATCTATTACTTGTGACAGTCTTAAAATGTCATCTGTCAATCCTAGTTGGCAATATAAACTGCTAAGTATATCTTTTAACTCGTCTAGCATAATATCACCTCCATATTTTCATTTGATAGTCAAATAAGAATAGGGAACTACACTAGTATTGCATAATCCCCTATTTAATTGTTTATTTTATCCCCAAATATTCTTTTATTACTGCTATTGCATCATCTGCACTCCAGCAAACCTTACACAGATATCCCTGCTTATATAACCAATCTAGCCATTTAACTTGTTCTATGGTGCATTTATTCTTTCCATATTTCATCTCTATATATAAGCCATGTTTTCCATTTTTAGCAACTGGTAAGCAAAGGTCTGGGCATCCACGTTTTGTTCCAGTAGATTTTAATTTTTTTGCTTCTGCTTTATTTCTATAACCACCATTAGGAATTGCATAAATCCATTTTAATTCTTCATATTTGCAAGACTGTAAATTACACCATTGTATTAAAGTTGCTTGTTCTAAATCTTCACCTTTCATATTTACTCATCTCCACTTCTCTAGCTATATTAATAGCCATAGTTATCGCTTCATTCAAGCTATATCCTAGCTCATAGTAGAATTTAGCAAACTTTATAACTTCTTTCATCTAATCCCCTCTAACAATCTATGATAAACCTTATATAGTTCAGCATATTTGTTTTTATTTAATAAATCATGCTCTATCCTTTTTATCTCAAGTTCTTTTATCATTTTTTCTATGTCCTGTAGCATTTGCATATTTCTTATTTGTAATCCTGTTAATTTCATTACTTCACCTCTTCTATTATTGGATCATAACTCCATACTCTAACTTCATCTTTTATTCTTCCATTTACTAAATTACCGCATTCTCGACACTGGCTTACTACGCCTAGTCCTTTTACTTTAAGATGTATCATTGTGCCTCCACAGTTTATGCAGCTTTTTTCTTTACCTCCTAGTACCTTTTTCATTAGTTTTCATCCCCTTAACTAATTTTCTTTTTCTCTAACTTTTCCAACTTGCTAATGACTTGTTTTATTGTTAGGCATACATTTGCCCTATGTATGCCTAATCTTCTCGCCGTTTCAGCCTGTGTTAGTCCTTCAATGAATACTAGTTCAATTACACTTCTTTGACGTGCTGTAAGGCAATTTAAATCTATTGTGGCTACATCTATAAATCTATTCTTATTTCGATGTATTGAATTATCTTTTTTATTTTCACCTTCAAGTATTCTTCTTAGGTTTTTTAATGCTGATATTTCTACTCTTGATATATGTGATTGATAGTCATTTAGTAGTACTGCTATTTCTGATTGTGTTTTTCCTTCGAAAAATTTCATCTCTATTACTGTTTTTTCCAATTTTGAAAGTTTTTTCATAGCGTTTAATAGATCTATTTCGGAAATTATTTTGTCCTCTGATATGCTTATATCTCTTATCGTTTCTGAATAGGTAATTTTTCTTTCATTTGGGCATAATTTTATCGGACTATCCATAGGAATTTTGCCCTCCATAAGGTGTAGCGTCTTTGTAATTTCTTGTATTGTTACTCCCATAATTTCTGATAATTCTTTTAATGTAGGCTCTCTTTGTAGGCTTTCAAATTTTTTTCTAATTTGCTTGATTTGTTTGTATTGGTCGTAATTTCTTCGTGGTATCCTGAAAGGTACATCATCTCTATTGTCTCTAAATTCTTTCAGTATCTTACCCACTATGTTTGTCGTTGCATAAGTTGAAAATTTCACATTTAATGTTGGGTCATAATTTTGTATGGAATATAATAATCCTAGACTCCCAACCTGAATTGCATCATCGTAACTTATTGCTTTACCTTTGAATTTCTTTGCTTGCTTATATACAAGCCCCATATTATCCTCAACAATGCTTGTTACAGCCTCTCTATCGCCATTTTGAGCCTTTCCAAACAATTCAACAATATTTTTATCGATACTCATAATTACTCCCCCTCTACATCTTCTCTATGATTAATCCATGATATTTAATTTTGTTTGCTCCGTATCTCTTTTGATAATATTTATATGTATTTTGTACACTGTTGTAATTTAAATCGTATTCTTCACAAGCTTCCTTCATAGAAGAAAATATTCTCTCTTCTCCTGCATACTTGTTAATTACTCTAATTTGTCTTCTCTTGAAAACTCTTCTTTTTTTAATTGCCTCTAATTCTTTTCTGACTTTTATATCATAATTAGCATTTTCTTCGTTAATGACAATCATTTCTGCTTCTGTTATTCCTCCAGTTGCTCTTATATTGTCAATTTCTCTTATTCTTTCTTCTGCTTCCTCTGGATTAAATAACTCTGGTAGCATGTAATTTCTTGAGTCTTTCTTCGGATTTGGGTCTAGTATTGCTGCTGCTAAAGCAAGATAGTTAAGTGATGTATTGTCGTTTGGATCTGTATATTTAGAATGGTATTTCTTTACTGGCATATGTTTGTATTTCATAATTACTCCCCCCTTACCAGGGGAAATCCCCTGGATTAAAATTTTCCCTTTTGACTTTCTTTTAGAAGTGTTTCTAGTTCATCAGGATCATATTGTCTAAAGTTTTCATTCCCAGCATTATAATGAAATTTAGTCGGTTTAAATTGAATATTGTTAGTTTTATTGTTTAATGTATAATTATCCTTAATTGCTTTAATAATAAAACCAGTAACATTTTTTACATTTGAACTTTTAGTAATTTGAAGTTTTTCATCTAAATATGAAACATCTTTATCTGCACTTATAAGAGCTTCATATATAGTTTGTATATCTTCATTTTTCAAATCGAAATAAGACTTTATTTTATCAACAACAACAGGTGATACGGTATTTTTTGCTTGTTGTTGTTGTTTTTCTTTTTGTTTTTCTTTTTGTTTTTCTTTTTGTTTTTCTTTTTCCCCCAAGTCTATATATAGACTATCCATAGGGTATCCATACCCTATACAAACATCTATCATATATTTTTTAAAGTCTGGATTTTTAATTTCTGAAATTTCTTTTAGTATGCAGTTCATAACCTTTGGAGATTTAGTAAAATTAAATTTATGCCAATTCTTTATGAGAATTTCTTTTGTATCAGGTGAATATTCAATTTTTCCATAGTCAACAAATCTTTGTAATAGCTTTTCAACTGTTTCTCTGTTATATCCAGTTTGCATTTCTATAACTTTATAAGGTAACTCATGACATCCACATTGAGTAGTTCTAGGATTGCTTAATATATAAAGATAAAAATATTTTTCTTCCGGAGTTAAGTCTAATACAAATCCATCTTCCCAGAAATCTGTTTGTATTGCTCTATATTTAGCCATATTATCACTCCTTCATTTTGCTATTAAAATCTGTATCTACTTGTATATAACCATTAATATTTTCTTGTATATATTTTGCTATTTTACTGTATTCGCGTTCTCCTGAAAAATCTGATTTTTCTATCAATTCATCCATTAACGCATAATATAATTCGCCTACTTTTTCGATAATATCTTCTATATCATTAGGATTTATATTGTTTCTTTTGCATATTGAAATAATGTCAACTCCACTGTCTTCACTTTCTTCTATAAATTGATTGAGTCCATCTTTCCATTGGGTCCAGTTTTCACATCTCTTTGTAAAATCTTTTAATGAGTCTATTGTTGCCCCTAATTTATAGCATTTTTTTAATAACATAATTGCTGTATTTAAGTCATAGTAAGAAAATTTATTTTTAACTATTGCTCTTATATAAAACAAATCTTTCATTTCCGGATGCTCTTGTTGCATTTTCTTGTTTTTTATAATAGGCTCTATTTTATTAAAAGCCGTGTTAATATCATATTGTTCATAGGCTATAATTGAACTTTCCAGCACTTCATCAAATCCATATTTTTTAATAAGTTTTTTCATTTTAGTTCTTCCATAGTCTGTTAATCTTGAATTTAATCCTAAAGAGTCACTAACTAATTCCATAATTTTATCAGCTTCTTTATTTTCCAAATCCAATAATTCTGTTCTCCATTGAGCAATCATTTCTAATTGTTCTCTTCTTTGATTTAACTTGTCTAATTCTTCCTTTTGCTTTTTTATGACTTGATTTTCAGTAAGTTTTTTATCACTTTTACCTCTATTACAATCAAAGCAAGCTGTGATTAAATTAGATATATCATCATCTCCACCTTTTGAAACTGGATTTATATGGTCCACTTCTAATACAACATCTGGTGCACTTTTCCCACAATATTGACAAGTAAAACTATCTCTTTTAAATACTTCAAATCTAGTTGATTTAGATATTCCTTTTCTTTTTGCCACTTAATACCCACCTCATTTCTCTTTTGATAGCAGAAGGGAAATTAATCCCTCCTAGTTTGCAACTTGTTGCATATTTTCATATCCAGAACACATGAAATCATACTCGTCTTTAGTCATATTAACTACATCTTTAGTAAATTTTTTAAATACATGCTTTTTAACCGTATCCTTATCTATCCCTTTACTATAAGCTATTGCATATAATCTGCTTATTTGTTTTTCTGATAATTTACTATTATTCCATATATCCGGTGATTGACTAGGCTTGTCTTTATCATGATCATGCTTATTAGTAGCATCACTATCTTTTGTATCATCTATTGCAAATAGCCCGTTTAAAGCATATTTTCTAGCATATGAACTAACCGAACCAGTAACCTGAGCCAAATCCATTCCTTTCTTAGTTTCATCTTCTCTAGCTAATGCCTTAACTTCTATCTTATCTCCTTTTTCGGTGTCTACAAAAGTTGCCGTAGCTTCTAAATAATATCTATCGCCTATCTGTTTTATTTCATCTGATAAAGTAACTGTAGCTTTATACTCCAGTAATAAAGGTTTTAATCCTTCTAATATATCTTCACAACTTCTGTAGTTGTATTTCCCAAAGTTGTTATATTGATTTTTAGGTGCTTTTAATTTACTTTGTATTGCCGATAACTTTTCATATAGATTCATTAGTTTCACACTCCTTAGTCTTTTCTTGTTTTACAAAATCCCTATATGCTTGCAAATATCCCCTGTCATATATTGTCAAAGGACTGTTATCTATTTCATACTTTTGTATATATTCTTCAAGTTCTTCAATAGGTTTATATCCTTCTAAACATTCCCTTGCTCCATCAATAAAACCCCATGCTTCCTCTGCATTATCATCGTATTTATTGGTGTACATTGCATAAAGTAGTTTATTTTCAAAAGTCGGCTCTTGATTTAAATAACTATCTCTAATTCTCATATTTACACCTCTTTTGTTATTGTGGTATAATTAACTTAGTATCAATTTCCATTGGGTCCTATTTATATAGGGCTTTTTTTATATTCCCATGTAAGCATCTGCTCTATTTTCTCTTTCATCTTCATCTGCTTTCTCAAGGTCCCTTACTTCTTCTTGCATCATTTCATCAATTTCTTGTAGTATTTCTTTTAGGAATTTAATTTCTTCAACCTTTGACATTTTATAAATACGATTTACTTCTTCGTTATTTATAACTTTTTCTAAAGCTGAAATTCTAGATTTTAAATTATATATAGTTTCATCTAATATCCAATTCATTTATTTATCCTCCTTTAATTATTAGATATTTATAAATTTAAAGTTAAAATCAAATGCATTTAATTTTTCAACATTCCCTTTCGTGTCTTCTACAATTGCATATAATTCATTTTCAGATTCAAACCACTTATGAAAATAAGCTATGAAACTTTTATTATTAGGCGTATCGCTATCAAGCTCTCTATAACGATTTATTTCTATTACTTCAACTTTTCTTAGTCCATGTTCTTTATAGACATCTTCTTTATAAATAAAACATTTTCCATTTTTATCTATACTTTCCAACCCTACTTTTTTGCAAAATTCATATATTTCATATTTACAAGTATTGCATATATTTTTCATTTATTAATCCTCCTTATCTTCTAAGTTGTATATCTTTTCTTCAATTTTCTTAATGATTTCTTCTAATTTAATGTTCTTTTCTCTTTCTGCTAGGGCAATTCTCTGCCAGTACTCTATTTGGCTTTGTAAATGTTTAATATAGTCTTGTATTATATAACCCCCCTTTAATATTCACTCGCATCCATTTGGACCTCAGTTAAAACTTGCATTACTTATTTTCTAATTCTTCCAATAATTTTTCTAATATCTTTCTTTGTCCTTTTCCGGTTACGCGAGTTGTATGGAATGTAAATACTCCTTTAGAACTTTCTCTAGTCCCTTCTCTTACTTCTAAGTATCCATGTATTATCGCTTCTTGCTTAGCTTCTGTACTATTCTTAAATATCCAGCCCCAATCTCTAAGCTTTTGGTACAATTTCTTTTCTCCTATAACTATGCCGTGGTGATTACTTAGTATCTTAGCTACTTCTCTAACCAATAAGGAATTTTTACTAGCAGATATTTGGTTCAGCATCTTACTATTTTTCTCTAGCTTGTCCTCAAGTTGTTTAGATTTTTCTTGTTCCTCTTTTAACTTAGTTGCTAACTGTATAAGAAAATCTGGACTAGTTAATGCTTTTTCTATTGTATTCTCTGTCATATAAGCTCCATGTTTTCTTATAGAAGGTAAAACTTCATTTGTTACCCAACGTTTGAATTTTTTAGCATTTGGTAATTTACTATTGAGAATTAAACTATATAATCCACTTTCATTAATTACTATTATTTTTTGTTTACCGCCAGGAGTGTCCATTTCGTTCACCCCTTTATCTTCTTCATCTACATGAGTTCTTACTGCTTTTGGTGGGTTGCTATAACCTAAAACAGTTGCTATATCTCTACCTACAAACCAAGGCTCGTTTTCAATTTCTAATACTCTTATTTCTCCAAATTCATTATTACTAAATGTTTTATAACTGTTATATAAATCACTCATAAATTACTCCCCCCTTAGAATAAATTCTTGTATTTATATTGCCATTTTTCAAAGCTAGTCCAACTGTCATCAAATCCAAAATGCTTAACTAAGATGCAATATACTTGTAAAGCTTCTGGAATGATTATCATTTGTTTATCACCTCCTGTTTATTTTCTTTTGTTTCTTTTTAGCTTCATTCTTGCAATCTTAGAATTTACCGCCGGCGTATTTTTCCCCAATTTTTGAGCTATAAGTTCTATTGTCTCATTTTCTTCACAATATAATTGTCTTAATAATTCTTCTTGGTCAGCCGTCCAGCCTAAATTTGTAGCTTTTTTAAGGCCTAATTTTCTAACTTGATAATCTACTGCTCCTTTTGTCTCTCCTAATAGCTGACATATTTGACTGATAGTGATATTCGGGTCCGAATAGTGCTTAATTAAATTCGCAACCTTTTCACTTTCCCATTGCCTATGAGGTTTTTTTATTCCCATATGAGATGCCATTGATCTAACTGATGAAGAGCTTTTATTTAATTCTTTTGCTATTTCAGTAAAGTTTTTATCTGAATTAAGCAAATATTCTTTTTCTTCTTCTGTCCAGTTTGATTGCTTGAATAAATTCATATTCTCAACTTTTTCTTTTGTCTTACGAATAAATTCTAATTCTTCTTCAGATAAGTTATTCATCTTTATTGACCCTCATTTCTCTTTCATGTTCATGAATGCATAAATTAAATGCTGCTTGTGCTATTCTATTGAAAACCTGTTCTCTAGTTAAATTACTAGTATCATTAAACCTAACTTTTATCTTTGCTACATCAGTTTCATATTCAGTAATATAGCTATCGTTAGATTGGTTCATAACAATCACCCCTAATTATGTTTATGAAGTCAATATTTTGTCCTATAGCTAATAATTAGCTATTCTATGTTTCAATATTTGTAGATAATAATAATGTATTCAATTTGTTGACTTCATTTGTGAAAAAAATTTCATATATGTTAGCATTGAATATAGTAGCTATTTTTTTAGCCTCTGATAATGTGAATTCAGATGAACCATTTTCTTTGTTAGCATATGCCCTAGTTGAAATGCCAAGCTTTATAGCTATATCCCCTTGAGTATAATGATATTTATCTCTCATTTCTTTTAGTTTGTATTGTTTACTCATCTAATCACCTCCTGTCAATTATTTGAATACCTTTATGCTTTAATAGTAGTATTATATTTTTTATATGTCAACAATATTTTTTACTTTTTTATAAAAAGTATTCATAAATAAGAATTTTATTTCATATGATTTTAAGTTATAATTTAAATGTAATACAATTTAGTTGTAAACACTTTTAAATGAATTAAATATGTATTCACATGGTATTTTCAATGTATTTATTAATGTTTGCATATTCTAAATATAATTTAGTTGCGAATATTGATATTATAAGTATGGAGTGTTATATATGGAAAATAAATTATTGGGCTATAACATAAGAAGAGAAAGAGAAAAATTAGGATTAAGTCAAACTGAATTAGGTAAATTAGTAGATGCTACAAAACAAACTGTTTCAAACTGGGAAAATGGTAATCGAACTCCTACGAATAAAACTATCGATAAATTAGCTACGATTTTTAATGTTAGTATGGATGATTTAACTGGTAGGAGTAATATTCAACATTTAGGACGAGTATATAGATACTCTGAAGAATTGACTGAATATATAGAGTTAGCTAGAGAAATCGAAAACCTAAATGATAAAGATAAGAAAATAATCAAAGAATTAATAAGAAGTTTAAATGATAAAGACAAATAAGTTAATCAACCTATTTGTCTTAATTTTTTTACTAATTCAATTATTAATTTATACGCTTCTGGGTCATTTTTCTTTAGTTGAGACAGCTCTTTTGCCAATTTTATAATTCCTTTCTCCAATCAAATCCCCCCATTTATATATCCATACTTATATTTTATAGAATATATGTTCTACATTCAACATTTAATTTATATATTTCTATTTATATTATAGGACAATAAATATAACTGGTAGTTATATTTATAGAAAAATTATGACAATTTATTAAAACATTTAAGGAGATTTAT